TGCAACCGCTGTTTAAGGAGTAACATAAAATGGCAATTTCACGCGCACAACTGCTCAAAGAGCTGCTCCCTGGACTGAACGCATTGTTTGGATTAGAGTACGCACGCTACGGCGAAGAACACAAAGAGATCTATGAAACAGAGACCTCTGAGCGTTCATTCGAAGAAGAAACAAAACTGTCAGGTTTCTCTGCAGCACCTGTTAAGGCCGAGGGCAATGCCATCGCTTATGACAATGCACAAGAAGCATGGACAGCTCGCTATACACACGAGACTATCGCTCTTGGCTTTTCCTTAACAGAAGAAGCTATTGAAGATAACTTGTATGACAGCTTGTCTGCTCGTTACACAAAAGGTCTTGCTCGCGCAATGGCTTACACCAAGCAAGTTAAAGCTGCTGCTGTTTTAAATAACGGCTTCAACGGCGCTTACACTGGTGGTGACGGTCAGTCTTTGTTCTCTACAGCTCACCCATTGGTGAACGGCGGTACAAACGCGAACACACCTTCTACTCCTGCTGACTTGAACGAAACAGCCCTTGAAAATGCTGTTATTCAGGTCGCCGCATGGACAGACGAGCGTGGGCTTTTGATCGCCGCTAAGCCTAAGAAGTTGGTTGTTCCTCCAGCACTCCAGTTCGTTGCAACACGTTTGCTCGAAACTGAACTCCGTGTTGGTACAAACAACAACGATATCAACGCAATCAAGAACAATGGTTCTGTTCCAGATGGTTACACAATTAACCACTTCTTGACAGCGCCTAATGCTTGGTTCTTGACAACTGACGTACCTAACGGCCTCAAGCACTTCGTTCGTACACCATTGCAAAATTCTATGGACGGGGACTTCGATACAGGGAACGTTCGTTACAAATCAAGAGAGCGTTATTCTTTTGGATACTCAGATCCACTAGGCGCATACGGTTCTTACTAATTTAATATTAGTTTTTAACGTAACTAGGGCCCTTCGGGGCCCTTTTCTTTTATGCTATACTTACCTGTGTCGTAATACAGGATTTAATATGGAATACCCAAATACAAGAGAAGAAGCAAAGAAAACCGGCAGTAAGTACTATTTCACTGGACAACCGTGCAAACATGGTCATATAGCTTTACGCAAAACTAAAGGCTCGTGCACGGAGTGTTTAAAGGTTGAATGGGTTAAAGGAAATGAAACCCGTGCAGAATATTTTAAGCAGTACAACCAGTCCGATGCAGGGCAAAAAGCTAAGAAAGAATACTACGAGCGTAATAAAGAACAGGTAATTGCTAGAGCTGCTGCGAGACCCATAGAACAACGCAAGTTTCACAGAGAAAAATATAAAGCGCAAAATCCAGAACTTTATAAAGCATTTGTAAGTGTTCGTAGGCGCAGACATAAAAACGCCACACCTAAATGGATTACCCCCGAACAAAAATTAGCCATGCGCCAGCTATACCTACATGCGCAAACATTAACTAAAATGACGGGGGAGCGATACGTTGTTGACCATATCATTCCTTTGATTTCTCCTGAAGTCTGTGGTCTCCATGTACCTTGGAATTTAAGAGTAATCACCCAAGAAGAAAATCTTAAAAAGTCCAACAAACTTCTTGACTCACACCAAAAATAGTGTATTATTTGTGCATCTGGGAGTTTTCGCCTTGTTGCCACTGGCCCAGCAGACGATGCAACGATTAACAAGGTAACTTTTGCATAAGGACTTATTGTCATGGCACGTTCCACATTTTCCGGCCCAATTCTTTCTGGGCAAAACCGTTTTGGACCTATTAGAGATGTAGGTTATACAGACCTCGTTCAAACGGCTCTATTAGATTTTTCTGTAACAACACCTAATACTGCTAACTACGGTGGCGGCTCTGGTATTTTTGTTGCGTCTAACAACATCCCAAATAGTATTGCTACTATTTATACCCCACAAGCTGGCGTATTTAGTAATAGCGGACCTACTAAAGCTTCTGCTCCAACTGCTGACGCTACGGGTACTATTTATCGCGGCGTAGTTTTCTATGTTCCTTATTCTTGCAATATCACTGATGTGATTGTTGACGTTGGTACATTGCCAACTGATGGAAGCGTAACAGCCAATTCAATTCAGCCTTATGTTTCTAACAACTTTGCTACATCTACTGGTGTATATGCTACGATGGCTGCAATCACTTCAGCTACTCGTGGAACAGCAACTTATGTTGGCTCACAATTGCCTTATGCTAGTGCAACATTACAAGACTTCCAAAACCCACAAGTTGGTACAGATCCAGCATGGTTTGGTCAAGTTGTTGTAACACTTAAAATTACTAACACTGGCTTAACAACTCCAACATCAGGTCAAATTGAAGTAACAATGCGTTACAACCAAAATGACATGAATATTGGTACAAGCTCAGCTTACCCATACGGTAACTTTGACTAATCTCTAGGGGCTTCGGCCCCTATCTTTAACCTTTAAGGAGATTATTCATGGCAACATCGTTATCTAGCGGCGGCATAATATCGTCATCAACACGTCAAAACAAGACGGAACCATTTGACCTGCAAGTTGCACGCGGTCAAATTTATGGTCATAGTGTTTTAAACATTTATGGTTATCAAACAGCGGTAGGTACATCGTTTGTGCCTGTGTGGGAAGGTAATACCTCCTATACTTTTCCGTCATCTGCTATTCAAATGCATCTTGTCAGCTCTGTTAACACAGGTGCTGATGCAACTTCGTTGATAACCATCAACGGCTTGGATGCGAATTACAACCAAATTTCTGAAAATATAAAGCTTAATGGTACAACGTCTGTAACTACGGTTAAGTCTTATTTCCGTATCAATAGTATGGCAGTTGCTAGTGGCGCTCCTACTGGTAACATTACGCTAAAAGATACATCAGATACAACGTTGTATGCAGAGATTGCAGCAGGTAATGGTCGTACTTTGATGGGCATTTACACGGTTCCCGCCGGATATACGTTCTACTTGAGCCGGATTGATATTAACACCAGCTTAAACGCCAACCCCGCAGGTTTTGCAACGTATCAAAACTACCAAACAAGTAGTGCAGGGGTATCTAGCGTTACTGTTGTGGCTCCGTTTACAAACAACTACCATACACAGCGAGTAATGCCTAGGGCTGTTCCGGAAAAAACAGACATTCAATTGCAAGCAAAAGTTAGTACCGGTACTGCGGCTTTGACAGTTTCGCAAGAAGGTTATTTGATTAAAAACGCAGCAGACGCAGGAAATACATAATGGCTAAGACCCCTGCATGGCAACGCAAAGAGGGTAAGAACCCAAAGGGCGGCTTAAATGCTAAGGGTCGAGCTTCCGCTAAAAAGGAAGGGATGAACTTAAAGCCTCCCCAGCCTGAAGGCGGATCCAGGAAGGATTCATTTTGCGCCAGGATGAGTGGTATGCCTGGTCCAATGAAAGACGAAAAAGGAGAGTCAACGCGTAAAGCATTGTCTTTAAAAGCATGGAATTGTTAATTAAGTGCTGCACCAAGTGCAAAGTGGAAAAACCTTTAGATGCGGTTAATTTCCCATTACACAATAAAACTAAATCAGGTTTTGACAGCTGGTGTCGTTCTTGCCGTGCTTCTTATCGAAATGAAAATTGCCGCGGTAGACATAGAGATGTTATCTCGGATGAAGCTTTAAAAGAGCTTAAAGCAACAACAAAAGAATGTGTTATATGCGGAGATGAAACTAAATTAGTTGTTGATCATGACCATATAACCGGTAAAATTCGTGGAATGTTATGTAATCATTGCAATCGTGGTTTAGGACATTTTAGAGATGATCCTACGCTACTTGAATTTGCAGCGCAATATTTGTATGCTTCGGCAGATAAGCCAGAGTGGGATAAATACAAAGAAGCATGGAAGTGTTAAATGGAACAGTTTATGCCCATATGGAATGCTGGTCTAACAATAATCTTAGGTTTAATTGCCTGGGGCGTTAAGACGAAGGAAAGGGAGTTTGATGAAACAAAATCTGAACTCCAAAGAGTTACCATCCTTCTTAACAGAACCCGAGAGGAAATTGCTAAAGAGTACGTTACAAAGCAAGAAGTACACGCCGATATCACAAGGGTCTTGGATCGTTTTGATAGATTGGATGAAAAATTGGATAGACTTATGGAGGTTAGGAATGCCAAGTAAGTCTAAAGCTCAGCACAATTTCATGGAGGCGTTGGCTCATTCACCTTCGTTCGCCAAGAAAGTAGGAGTCCCCAAGAAAGTTGGGGAAGATTTTAGTCAAGCCGATAAAGGCAAGAAATTTTCTAAAGGTGAAGATATGAAAAAGAAGATGGCGATGGGCGGTGAAACAATGGGCCCAAGAACTATGTCTAAGGACGTAGAAAAGGGATCTAACAAAGATATTAAGCACGGTGAGCATGCTATTCAAAAGCGCGGTCATACTCGTGATGAAATGCCTAAAATGAAGGGCAATGATATTGGTACCGGCGCTCCAGTCAATACCATGAAAAAAGGCGGCAAGACTGTTAAGAAGATGGCTTCTGGCGGAACAGCTTCAGCTCGTGCAGACGGTATTGCTCAAAAAGGCAAAACTCGTGGTAAATTTTGTTAAGGATTAATTATGAAAAACGATCATCCTCAATTAATGAAAGAGCCAACTCCAGTTCATACGCACAATGTGCACATGATGGAAAAGTTGGAAGATGGCGGTCATATTCATCACCATAAGATTTATGGCGAGCATAAGGCTGATCATAAAAAGCACCATGAGCATGTAGAAGCTATGTGCGGTGGTGGAATGGCTAAAAAGAAATGATGGCCAGCCGTGGGATGGGCGCTGTTCGCCCGTCCAAGATGCCCAAAGAAAAGACCATTACTAGGACGGATAATCCGAACGATGTAGAGGTTTATAAAAAGGGTGGCTCTACTGGTCTTTATGCCAATATACATGCTAAACAAAAGCGTGGTGCAAAGATGAGAAAGCCAGGATCTAAAGGCGCCCCAACAGATCAAGATTTTATTGAAGCAGCTAAAACCAGGAGAAATAGATGAGCTTATTAAAGCATATTGAAGAAAACGTTGAGCATTTATATGCTTTGATTAAGCATGTAGCCGCTACTCAAGAGGCTGCTCACGGCGCAATAACTCAAGAAACTCAAGCATTGCTTGAGAAGATTGAAGATCATTTAGGATTGGCTAAACCTGCTGCTCCAGTAATTGAAGGACCAGTAGTGGCTCCAGTTGCAACAGTAGAAGCGCCAGTGGTTGTAGCTGCTCCAGTTGCTCCAGTTGTAGCACCAGTGGTTGAAGCTCCACAAACAGTTGCTCAGGAACAATCAGCAGCTAATGTTGCTAATTAATCATGGCAGAGAAGTGGATTCAAAAAGCCATCAAGAAGCCCGGTGCTCTTCGTGAAGAGTTGGGTGTCAAGAAGGGCAAAACAATACCAGCTAAGAAACTTGCTGCTGCTGCTAAAAAGCCGGGCACAATTGGTAAACGTGCTAGATTGGCTGAGACGTTAAAAGGCATGAAGTAATGGCATATACAAGTGGATCTACAGCGTTTAACCTAGACTTTACTGAGTTAGTAGAGGAGGCGTATGAGCGCTGTGGTCTTCAATCCCGGTCAGGTTATGACCTAAGAACTGCAAGAAGATCAATGAATCTTATGGCGGTGGAATGGGCTAACCGCGGGATTAACTTGTGGACAGTTGAGGAATGCGTTGTTACTTTGGTTCCTGGCCAGGCTTTTTATCCAGTGCCAAATGACACTGTAGATATTCTTGATTTAGTTACTCGTACAAGCAACGCCAGCACAAGCAATCAGCAAGATATTAATTTAAGCCGTATTAGTGAAAGTACCTATTCCACTATACCTAACAAATTAACGACTGGACGCCCTATTCAGGCCTGGTTTAATCGTCAAACTGGCAATTCAGATATAACGACTATAACGCTCGCTACAACGTGCGCGGCAACAGATACTACTCTTACCCTTAGTTCCGTCACTGGGCTTCGCTCAAGCGGCTATATACAGCTTGATAACGAGATTATTGGGTACGCAAATATATCTGGCAATACGATTACAAACTGTTACCGTGGACAGAACGGCACGACTGCGGTTTCTCATACGGCTGGGGCAGTAGTTTATGTACAGTATTTGCCTAACGTAACTGTTTGGCCTTGCCCAGATTCATCTACCACTTACACAATGGTGTACTGGAGAATGAGAAGGATTCAGGATGCTGGAACTGGGGTTAATATCCAAGACGTTCCATTTAGATTTATACCTTGCATGGTTGCAGGGTTGGCTTATTTGATTAGCGTCAAAAAGCCGGAAGTAGATCCAGCTAGGGTCTTGTTCTTGAAACAGGACTATGAACAAGCTTTTGACTTGGCCGCCCAGGAGGACAGGGAGACGGCTCCGATTCGTTGGGTTCCAAGGAATTTATTCTATTCGAGGTAACTTATGCCAAGTAAGTACAAAGCTGGGGTCTATAAAATACTAAATACCATATCTGGTAAATGGTATGTTGGATCTTCAAGTTTTTGTTTCAGAAGGTTTAACCAGCATAAGACGGCTTTAAGGGGCGGGTATCACCAAAATAAACATTTACAAAATTCTTGGATTAAATATGGCGAGGATGCTTTTAAGTTTGAAATGGTTTTATTTTGCGAGCCAAAACTAATTCGTTTTTACGAACAGCTTATTCTGGATAAATTACAACCTCAATTTAATCAATCTAAAAGTGCATATGCAGGAATCCCTATTGGTGCTACCTTAACAAAAGAGCATAAAGAAAAAGTTGGCAAGGCATCTTCTAAAATGTGGGAAGATAAAGAATATAGATCAAAAGTAACGGCTGCTATTAATTTGTCAATGAATGATGAGGAATGCAAAAAACGTTCACAAAGAACTAAGCTTTTATGGGAAAATAAAGAATATAGAGAAAAAGCAATTGCATCAAGAAAAGGTAAAGCTTATAGCAAAGGTTATAAATGCAATCCAGAACAAATAGAAAATAGAAGAAAAGCGGCAAGAATTTCAAATATGAAACGTAATTACGGTGATGTTTGGCAGCAAGAATATATTAGACGGTATCCAGAGCACTTAGGTGATTTAAATGCCTAGTAAATATTCTTCTGGCAAATGGGCCATAAGCGAATGTGATAGATGTGGTTTTAGGTATAAACTTGTTGAGTTAGCAAAGCTGACAATCAAGACAAAACAGGTTAATATCAAGGTATGTCCTGAGTGCTGGGAAGAAGATCAGCCTCAGTTACAACTTGGTTTGTATCCCGTTAATGATCCGCAAGCTGTTAGAGAACCAAGGCCTGATATCAGTTATTACGGATCTGGTAATAGTGGATTACAGGTTCAGAATGGCAGCGGTAACGTTGTTACACAATCTGGATATCCTGAGACTGGTAGCAGGGTGATTCAATGGGGTTGGAGGCCAGTGGGAGGAGCTAGTAGCTTTGATCGCAAGTTAACTCCAAACTATTTGGTGGCAATAGGTACTGTAAATTCTGTAACAATAACGTAGGAGTAGAAAATGGCTAAACATGAAGACGAAGCAGAAGACAAAAAGCTCTTTAAAAAGATGATCAAAGCTGAAGAGAAAAAGCTTGGCGTCAAAAAAATGGCTAAAGGTGGAGTGACTGGCAAAGCAATGCGTGCTGTTGGACGTAACTTAGCTCGTGCTCACAACCAAAAACCTGGGAGCAAATAATGGCTATTGCAAAGAACGTAAAACCCACAACTAAAAACAGTCCTGCTGTTAAAGTTGGTAAAGGTAAGTTTGATGCTCCTGCATCAGATTATGCTGCACCGCACAAAATGAATGGCGAAAAGATTAGCCCTAAGACGGATTCTTTTGTTACTCAAGATCCTAATAGACTATTGGCTGGCCAACAAAACACAAGAACAGCCGCTATGCGTGTAAGCATGGGCGATCCTGCTGCTGATGATGTAAAAACTGACGGTCAAAAGATGCGTGGCGCAGGTGCTGCTGAGCGTGGATTTATGTCCAGAGGACCAATGGCGTAATACACCAGGGGACTGAAAATCAATTACGAATCTCTCTACAACACGATCCAAGCGTATGCTGAGAATACGGAGTCTTTGTTTCTTTCAAATATTCCTATATTCGTTCAGCAGTGTGAGGAGCGTGTGTATAACACGATTAATTTTGCCTCACTCCGTAAGAACGTAACAGGTACTTTAACCGGCGGGAATCAGTATTTATCTTTGCCATTAGATTGGCTATCTACTTATTCAATAGCTGTTTATACGTCTGACTATACTACTGTACCTTTTACTTATCTGCTTAATAAAGACGTTAACTTTATTAGAGAAGCTTATCCTAGCCCAAATGCTACTGGCGTTCCTAAGTATTATGCGATATTTGGCCCTCAGTACGGCAATGCTAATGAGTTATCTTGTATTCTTGGTCCTACCCCAGATTCTACAAATACTTATAACGTAGAACTGCACTATTTCTTTTATCCGCCCTCGATCGTTCAAGGCATTATTACTGGCCTTGGATCGGTAACTGCTGGATCTACATATACTCCTGGTCTTTATCAGAATGTACCGTTGTCTGGCGGATCTGGAAACGGCGCTTATGGAGATATTTTGATTGGTTCTGGCGGAACGGTTTCTTCAGTTACTCTGCAAAATGGTGGTAACTTCTACCAGGTAGGAGATACATTGAGCGTATTGTCTACCTATGTTGGCGGCTCTGGTTCTGGCTTTTCCGTTCCAGTTGCAACGATTAACAACTCAACTGGCACAAGCTGGTTGGGGGATAACTTTGATCCCGTGCTTTTATATGGAGCTATGCGCGAAGCAATGATCTTCATGAAGGGCGAAGAGGATATGGTTAAGTACTATGAAGCTAAGTACTCTGAAGCACTTCAACTTGCTAAACGCCTTGGTGATGGACTTGAGAGAGGCGATGCGTACAGGGATGGTCAAACAAAGCTCAATACAAATATTAAAGGTAATGCTGCTATATGATCGTCCAAACCCAAACTACCCAGTTTAAATCAGACTGCTTAAACGGTCTGGTTAACTTTACAACAAGCTCTCCTTATACATATAAGGTTGCTTTGTATACTGGGTTAGCTACTCTTGGCAATACAACTTCAACATACGCCGGAACTTCTAATGAGGTTGTGGCTACTGGGTATACAGCCGGTGGAAATACAATCACAATTCCTCAAAACCCAAGCGTAGATTTAGCGAATAACGTAGCATTTCCTTACTTTAATAATGTGACCTGGACGGGCGCAACTATTACAGCTAGGGGCGCTTTAATCTACAATGCGACTACAGGAAACTCGGTAGCAGTTTTAAATTTTGGCAGTGATATTACTATGAGTAACTTCACAATATCTTGGCCCGCAGCAACTTCATCTACTGCTGTTATTACAATTTCTTAGGAGTCACAATGGCTAACGAAGTACAAGGATGTGGAGATTACGCAGTAGCTACGCTCCATACAAATGCAAAAGCAGACAACCCAATTGGCTTAGAAGGCTTTTGGACAATGACTTGCCGTGACGCAAACGGTAATGTGAAGTGGGAAGAAGGGTTTGAGAACCAGGTTGTACAGGTTGGTAAGATTCTAATGATGAACACCACTTTGTATACTGCTTCTGGCTATACACTTGTTGGACCTTATCTTGGTCTTATTGCTACAAGTACAGGGTATTCACCTACAGACACAATGGCTTCACACGCCGGATGGACTGAGTTTGTTAACTACACAGTCCCAGTACCTCCTCCAAGTGGTACAGCCACTGCTCAACGAGGAACAGCAGTATTTGCTACAGCCACAGGTAATAACGTAACAACTTCAGGCTCTAACATTGTGACGAGTTCTGCAACGGCTATTACTTACACAATCACAGGTGCGGGCGGTACGATTACAGGATGTTTCTTGGTTACAGGTACAGGCGCAAGCGCTACACTTAGCTCAACAACTGGAACTCTTTGGAGTGCAGGTGGGTTCTCAGTAGCTAAGACAACAACCGCTGGAGACAGCGTGGCGGTCACTTATTCGACCACGGCAACGAGCTAGTATTCTAGTATTATGTTTTATACATATGCTCATTACACCCCAGATGGAAACCTTTTTTACATAGGGAAAGGTAGTAATAAGCGCCGTGCTTATTATTTTTCTGGACGTAATGATCGTTGGACAAAAAAAGTTAAAAAATACGGCTTACCAAAAGTTGAAATATTAGCTCAATGGGAAAAAGAACAAGATGCTTTTGAGCATGAAAAGTTTTTAATTTCTTGTTTTAGAGGTATGGGATTTGATCTTTGCAATCTAACAGATGGTGGAGATGGAACATCTGGTTACAAACAGACGCCTGAGCATATTGAAAAAAATAGACTCGCAAGAAAAGGTAAATCTGCATATTGGAATATAGGTCGTAAACATTCAGAAGAAACTAAAATTAAATGTGGCGCCGCAAATATAGGTAGGCCTTCATCTGAAAAGCAAAAACAGATAGCTAGTAAGTTATTTAAAGGTAACAAATATGGGGCCGGCAACACCAATAACCGTAAATGGAAATGGATTGGGGTGCATACTGTTACGGGCAAAGAAATATTTTTTATTGGTTCTATTGAATTAAACAAAGCAGGTTTTCAACACGGAAATGTATTAAAGTGCATTAATGGAACGCGCAAATCTCATAAAGGCTACACCTGGTCTAAAGTACCTTTGGAGAATAAATAATGGCTTTTGTAGTTGCGGATCGCGTTCAGGAGAATGGCACTGTAGCCACGGGCACAGGCTCGGTTAATCTATCGGGCGCAGTAAACAGCTTTCAAACATTCTCTAACGGGATTGGTAACGGCAACTCCACTTATTACACAATCGTAGATCCTACTGCGGCTACTTGGGAAGTTGGGATTGGTTCTTATACTTCCTCTGGTAATACGCTATCTCGCACAACGGTGCTGTCTAATAGTTCAGGAAACACTTCGCTGATTAGTTTTAGCACATCAGATACACTGACGGTGTTCTGTACATACCCCTCTGAGTTTTCTGCATATTCAAACGTGCCGGATCAGAGCGCATACTTTCAATCTTTTATGATGGGCTAACATGACCACATACGCAAATACATCCTATGCCTATAAGAACGTTGGTACATCAGCGGTGGCGGTTATTTCTTCGATTAGTTCGGGCACAGTAGCTATTGCCAGTTTGATCGTATCTAATACAACAGCATCCCCCATTACGACTTCTGTATATATTACGCGTTCAGCGGTTAATTACTATTTGGTCTATCAAGCCACTGTTCCGGCTGGTGGTTCTCTTGAGGTGATTCAGGGAAGCAGAGTAGTACTGATTGCAAGTGATGCCTTGTATGTGCAAAACGGCACAGCTACTTCTGGCGATGTGTGGATTTCAGCGATGACGGCGATCTAATATGTATATAGGCAATACCCCAAACAACCAAGCTTACACACCTGCTGTAGACTTCTTCAGCGGGAATGCCTCGACCACAGTTTTTACACTGTCTCGTCCGGTTGCATCTACATATCAGATGTTAGTGGTAGTGGCTAACGTCACACAGAACCCAGGATCAGCTTATACAGTTTCAGGCAATACGATTACGTTTGCCTCTGCGCCCCCAAGCGGTACAAATAATATTTGGGTAGAATATACAAGCTTAATTACTCAAGTTATAGCACCTAGCCCTGGTACTGTGGGTACTAGTCAATTAGCAAATGGTACTGTAGTAACTACTGCAGATGCAACTATTCATGGTCTTACTGTTGGTTTAGGTGGTGGTAGTGATGCTAATTCTACTGCGGTTGGTGCTGGTGCTATTGGTGGCACAAATACTAGCGGATATACCCATGCTTTTGGTGTTAATGCTTTAAATGCAATTACAAGCGGTTCTTCAAACAATGCTTTTGGTTGGGGAAGTTTGCAAAACACAACAACTGGCGGCGGTAATTCTGCTTTTGGTCATGCTGCAAATAGATTAAATACAACAGGTGCTTTCAATACTGCACTAGGTTATAACGCCCTTTATTCAAACACCACCGCATCTTATAACACAGCACTAGGTTATAACGCCCTTTATTCAAACACCACCGCTTCTAACAATACCGCAGTAGGTTATCTGGCTGCATATTCAAATACAACAGGTTCACCAATTACTGCTATTGGATCTGGAGCGCTCTATTTAAATACTACAGGTGCTGATAATGTGGCAGTAGGTAAAGGTGCATTAAACGCAAATACAACTGCTTCAGCAAATAATGCTTTTGGTAATTATAGTTTAGTTGCAAATACAACTGGAGCAAACAATAGTGCTTTTGGTCATGCTTCTTTAGCATCAAACACAACTGGACAAGATAATACTGCTTTTGGCTTAAATGCTCTTTACTCCAACACCACAGCCTCTAATAACACCGCAGTAGGTTATCAGGCTTTATATTCTCTAGCATCAAACAATAATACAACAGCTCTCGGTTATCAGGCTGGTTACGCACAAACTGTTGGTTCTTGTGTTTTTGTAGGTTCACAAGCTGGTTCAAATCTAAGCACAGGATATTATGGTGTTTATATTGGAACAGGAATTCAAGCTGGAAGTTCAAGTGCAACGAATGAAATAGTTATTGGAACAACATCACAAACAGGAAAAGGCTCATCAACTGGTTTTATTGCTCCTGGAACTGGTGGTGTATACCAAGGAAACAACTCATCAAGTTGGTCAACAACATCTGATTCACGCATCAAAGAAAATGTAGCAACCATTACAACTGGTTTAGAAACCGTTACTAAATTACGACCAGTAACTTTTGATTATATTTTAACCAAAAAGTCTGACTCTGGATTTATTGCTCAAGAATTTCAAACTGTATTGCCTGACCAAGTTCAAGAACACGCTGCAAGTCCAGACGAAAAAACCTTAACTGGTTCAGATACTCTATATGGTATTAATCCAAACCTAGTGCCGTATCTTGTATCAGCAATCCAAGAACTCAATGCAACCATCACACAACAAGCAGCAGACATAGCCGCACTTAAAGCAAAGGTAGGTGCATAATGCCACTCTCAACAATAGACAATACAGGTTTAAATACTTTGGTCCTAATGGAGATCCGCTAAATGTACATTGGAAATCAACCGTACCAAATAGCGTTCGTAGTAGATACGTTCAACGGGAATAACTCGACTACTGTTTTTACAATGTCTGTTGCACCTGCGAATACTGCGTCCGTCTTGGTGGTTGTATCAGGTGTTGTTCAAGATCCGAGTACATATTCAGTATCAGGTACAACGCTGACCTTCTCGGGCGCACCGCCAAGCGGAACAGGAAATATATCAGCCAGGTATCTAGGCATTCCTGCGTCTAATGTCACAACAACTGCATACCGAACAGTAACTAACTTTACTGCAACATCAGGACAGACTACATTCTCACCGCCTAGCTACACAGCAGGGTTTATTAATGTATACAGAAACGGTGTATACCTGCCGACCCCAGACTACACAGCAACCAACGGAACTACGGTAGTTTTAAACAATGGGTGTACAACAGGGGATACGGTAACGATAGAGAGCTTCTTGGTTAGTTCTGTTCTTAATGCCATCCCTGCTACTGCGGGCGCGGTGACAGGTTCTTATATAGCTTCAGGTGCGGTTGGGTCTAGCCAATTAGCAAACCTCACAACATTACCTACAAGTGGCGGTAATATAACTTTACCTGCTGTATCTGGTACTGCAATGGTTAGCGGTAATATGCCAGCTTTTAGTGCTTATCCAAGTTCTAATCAATCTATTAGTTCAAGCACATTTACAAAAATTTTGTTTCAAACTACTGAATTTGATACTACAAGTGGAATGTATTCATCTAGCAGATTTACACCTACTGTAGCTGGATATTATCAAATTCAAGTAGCAATTTCTCCAAATTCAGCTACAACAGCAACACAATCTGCAATATATAAAAATGGAAGTTTATATAAACGTCAATTTAATAACGGATCAAATACTCCCGCTGAAGTAGTATCATTAGTTTATTTAAACGGTTCAAGTGATTATGTTGAAGGTTGGGGTTATTTAACTGGAGTATCTCCAATTGTACAAGGTAGTTCCGATCAAACATTTTTTCAAGCAGTAATGGTTAGGAGCGCTTAATGTTATACGATCAAATCAAATCAATATACCCATCATTAACTGACGAAGATTTTTCTCCAAGAGGAACAATCCAACTACAAAACGACTCAGACGGCAAAGGCGACTACATAGCTAAATGGGAACACCCAACATTTGCACAACCAACGCAAGCACAACTTGAGGCAGTAGGAAAATGACCAATGCAATCTCAATAGCACAGTACGGCTCTAGCAATCCTACGTTTAGGAATAGGATCATTAATGGTGCGATGGCAATCAATCAAAGAGCAACTTCTGTTACAACAGCAGCTTATACAGTAGATAGGTGGTTTTACAATGCTTCAGTTTCAACTAAAGCAACAGTCTCACAAGACACATCTACTTACCCATCGGGATATATTTCGTCATTAAAAGCAATATCTTCATCTGCTTATTCTGTTGGCGCAACAGATTATTTTGGCTTGTACCAATCTATTGAAGGTTTGAATATTGCCGATTTGGGATGGGGTACATCTAATGCAAAAACCGTTACTTTATCGTTTCAAGTTTATTCATCGTTAACAGGAACTTTTGGCGGTTCTGTTAATAATTCTGGGTATTCAAGAAGCTACCCTTTTAGCTATACCGTATCTTCTGCTAACACTTGGACAGCAGTATCAGTGACTATTCCTGGCGATACAAGTGGAACTTGGTTAACAACTAACGGTATTGGAATGACCGTTAATTTTAGTCTTGGTACCGGTTCAACTTATAGTGGCACTGCTGGTTCGTGGGCAGGGGTTTTATATATATCAACCACAGGCGCAACATCCGTAGTCGGAACTAACGGTGCAACCTTCTACATCACAGGCGTACAGCTAGAAGCAGGAAGCACAGCCACTCCGTTTGAATATAGACAGTATGGTACTGAGTTGGCTTTGTGTCAGAGGTATTATGAGAAATCGTATGATCAAGCCACTGCGTCGGGGACTTCTGTTACAGGAACTTATGCTGGATTACACATAACAGCAACTGTTAACCCAACTTCAAGTAGCTATATGGGTGGAACAATTCAATATAAGGTAACAAAAAGAAGCAATGCTGGTTTCCAATATTGGGATGCTGCTGGAACTGCAAGTAGATATTCAACATTGACTGGTGGAGGGCTTTCCTTGGCTAACAATGTAGGTGCTCTTACTTCTGTTTATTCTGGAGATAGTCAATATGGATTTACGGTTTTACCAGGCATTGGTTTAATGTCTTTGTTTGGTTGGGCTGTCTCAGCGGAGCTATAAAAATGTACAAACTTATACCTTTAAATTGCGTCATTCGTTTATCTGATGGAATGATTATTCCTTTCGACCCTGCCAACACAGACTACACTAAATTCAAAGCTGACCTAGCCAACGGAGTAGCTCTTGAAGACGCAACAGGAACGGCAATGACTGCTGATCAAATCAAATCATTTATGGAGACGCTTCCATGAGTTTAACCATAGTCCAAGCGGGTATGGGTGGATCGGGCAATCCAAGCTTATCATTTCCATCTGGAGCAGGAACAGTTGCGGTACAGGGCTTATCTACTAATATTGTCAGTGGAACTGCTCAAGCTAGTACGTCTGGTACGGCTATTACGTTTACTGGAATACCTAGCTATGCTAAGCGCATTACTGTGATGTTTCAGGGCGTTTCCACAAGTGGAACAAGCAACCCAATTATTCAATTGGGTTCCGGGTCAGCAACAACTTCCGGGTATAATGGCGCAACAGCTTATTTATTGCATATAGGTTCGGTGCAAATAACAAATTATAGTTCGGGTTTTGCTTTAAATTCCACAGGTCAAACTGCCGCAACCACAATGAGCGGCAATATGATTTTAGCATTACAAACGGGAAATGTGTGGACCTGTTCATTTACAACAGGATGGTCAAACAATGTTGCTATTACGACAGGCGGGGGGCATGTATCTCTTTCAGGAACGCTTGATCGTGTTATTTTGACCACAGTCAACGGCACAGACACATTTGACGCAGGATCAATCAACATTCAATACGAATAATGTTTGGCTACGCCGCATTCGCCCAACCCCCCTTTGCTTCCCTAGGGTCAACTCAGTACATCATAACGATTACTCAGAACGTTGGGTTTGCGGATACTCCGACCATTACCGCCAATTTCCCTTTGGCTTTATCAGAGCCTTTAATCTTTACCGACTTTAATAGCGAGATTGACACCTATATCGAAGGTATCGGGGAGCCAGTATCTTTTGCCGATTCAAATACTCAGCAGTCCTCATTCCTTGAGACGCGCTCAGAGAACTTTAGCTTAGCCGATTCCAATACTCAGTCTTGGGCTTTTGTTAACTCTATCTCAGAAAACCTGATATTTGCAGACTCAAGCACCCAGACTTCAGCTTTCCTCCAGTCTATTACCCAGAACTTCAGCTTAGCAGATACTCCAACTGCAACTGTCAACACATCGGTCAGCATAACGGAGGCATTTAGCCTTAAAGATTCCCCAACTATTACCGCCCAGTTTGTCGAGGCTATAACCGAGCTGCTTTCATTCCTTGACTTGAACGCCGTGGGGGGTTGGTTTAGAATCAACGATAGTCAGATAGTGACTTGGGCTGCGGTAAACGATGCACAGTCTGAGACATGGACCCAGGTAAATAGTGCTCAAAGTACATCTTGGGCACAGATCAATGACAGTCAATCAGAAACTTGGACACAGCTCAATAACGGTCAAACAACCGTTTGGGTAAAGATAAACAACAGTCAGTAAGGACTTACTATGTCAACAACGTACTCAACATCACTAAGACTGGCCATTATGGGCACGGGCGACCAGTCAGGAACCTGGGGCAATACAACCAATACTAACCTTGGAACTTTGCTTGAACAGTCTATTTCCGGCGTCAGGCCGATCAGTTTAACGGGGTTAACTACCTATACATTACAGGCATATAACGGCACTGTAGATGACGCCAGGAGCATGGTTCTTGTGTTTACAGGAAGCCCAAGTGCTGGGGTAACTATCGTAGCTCCCCTGGTTAATAAGATGTATATTGTTGTTAACTTGTGCGGTCAGACTATAACTATGTCTGCGACAGGTGGATCAACTACTTTAGCTATTCCTTACGGCTCGTCTGGAACTACGGCTCAATGTTATTGCGATGCAGCAAATGCCACAGGATCTGGAGCTGGCTTTTACTCTGCACAAACAGGATCGGCTGGTAACTTTAATATCAACGGTAACCTAAGTGTTACTGGAAATTCAACGGATGTAGGCAATTTATCTGCTGCCGGGGTTTTAGGAGCTTATACTGCCGCATCATTTACAGGTGGTATTTCTGGAACAACTTTAACGGTTAGCGCCATAGCCAGTGGGGTAATTTTTCCTGGTCAAAGGATTTCTGGAACAGGAGTTACAAGCGGAACCGAGATTATCAGCGGAAGTGGTACTACTTGGACGGTTAATATATCTCAGACGGTATCGGGCGGAACAACATTTACAGGCGCTGCGGGGGCAATAGCTCCAACTATGCCCACTGGGGATAATTCAGTAAACATAGCCACTACAGCTTTTGTTCAAACTTCGACCAGTTCAATCCTTACCGTTCCAACAGGCACTATTAATATGTGGGCCACTTCTAGTGCGCCTACAGGATATTTGCTATGTAATGGCCAAGGAGTTTCTACTTCTACTTACTCTGCATTATTTAGCGTATTGGGGTATACGTTTGGCGGATCAAGCGGTACTTTCTTGTTGCCTAATTATGCTGGGGCTATGCCAATTGGCGCTACATCTGGAAGCACATCTTCATTTACAGGAAGTATCTCAGGAACTACTCTAACTGTATCCGCCCTTGGATCTGGAACTATTGGTGTTAATCAAGTTCTTACAGGTGGTAGCGTGGCTTCTGGTACGACTATTACTGGATTTGTATCTGGAACTTTTGGAGGGGTTGGTGTTTACACGGTCAGCGTAACCCAGACTTTATCCTCAACCAGTTTGACTGGAACTTTATCTGCAATATCAGTAGCTTCTACGGGCGGTGCAGCTACAACAGCTTTGACTTCTTCTGCGCAACTTCCAAGCCATAGCCATACTGCTGTATCTACTGACTCAGGCCACATACACGCTATTCGAGCATACCCGAACGCTGCTAGTAGTGGTGGTGGAGGTCTTGATGTTGGAGCATCTGGTAACTACAACACAAATACCGGCTATGCAAACGTTACGACAACCATTGGAAACACAGGATCAAGCACTGCATTTAGTACGATTTCTCCATATTTAGGTATTTACTTCATCATCAAAACTTAAGGACCAGTCATTGAATTCCTGCTTCTTTTCCAAGCTGCCAATGCCGCATTCACTGGGGTCAAAGAGTTGTGCGCTATGTACAACGAAGGCAAAGCACTTGTCAAAGATGTACAAAAGACTGTCAATGAAGTTAAACAAATAGGGAAAGAGGTAAAGGGGATATGGGGGTGGATAACAAATCTGTTTGCCCCTCCGGTGGAAGAGAAGAAAACACTGCAAGATATTCATCCTAAGAATCAGAAAAAGGAAAAGGTAAAGTTTGACGAAAAGGCTATTTACGCAGAGATTGGAGATCAGCTAGTTTCATTCTTCAAGAACTACAAAGCTTGTGCGGATGCAATTAGGACTGAAGAAGAACGGATTGAAAAAATTTACGATCCAGATGGTGAGACGTATGAGATAGCGATTCGGTTGGTTTTGGCAAAGACGCAGTTGGAGCAAATGGGTACAGATTTAACGGAATTCATGATCTACCATGTCCCGCCAGAACTAAAAGATCTTTATACGCGCGTCAATGAAATGATCGGTACGGTTAAGGCAAAGCAGGAGATCGCAAGGAAGGCGGAGCTTAGGAAGAAAGCTCAGCGGGAAGCAGAGGCAAGGGATTTGGCAGATAGGGCTTGGTTGATGAGTGCTTACACGGTGGTGGTCATCTTTGTAGCAATATATTTGGCGGGACTGATGTGGGCAATAAATCGAGCGAGTCATGGGGGTATGTAATCACCATCATTATCTTAGCGCTGTTATTCGTTCTGATATTGCCTGTGATTGGTATTATGTACATGGATGTACACCAGGATAGGATATTAATTGCAAATGATCTCAAAAGAATTGAAAAGCTGAAGAAAGAACTTGAGGCTCAGAAGGACAAATGAAAATATGCGCTTTATTGATTATGTTGTTAGTGGGGTGCTCCGACAGGTACAGATACCACTGCCAAGACCCCAAGCATTGGAGTGATGATGACTGCAAACCGCCCTTATGTGTCGCTACTCAAACGTGTCCTGAATACTTTAACAAACCAACTAATGGCAAATCACAAGACAACTGAGCAGTTAAACGCAGAGACAAACCGGTTCGTAATCCGGATGTTCAGTATCGCCTTGGTATTTATTGTTATTCTTTTTGGCTATAGCATCGTATTTACAGAGCAACCCTTGTTTAATGAAGCTCCCGCTGATAAGCAGATCTTTACAGTACTTACCCTAGTTGCCGGGCAGCTTCTCCAGATATTGGCAAATTACATTGCAAAAGGTTCTAATACGCTACCAAAGCCTACAATGCCTACAACGTCTTGTGCTCCTTCTTTTGGAAGTTCTGTTCCGACTGCTCCTAAGACGTTTGCCCCAACAACTTCTTCTCCCCATTTTGGCAACCCAAATGATAGGCCAGCACTATGAATAGAGCGCAGATAGAACTCATCCTCTTTATATTGATTGGATCTGTTTCGTATTTCTACGGCCATCATAAAGGGTATGATGAATCTCAGACTGAAGTAGCTTTACAAATAGCTAAGGCTAACGAACAAGCAAGGGCTACAGAACAAGAGCTTAACGGAAAGATTACAGACTTATCAACACAATTAGACAAGGTGCAAAATGAAGCTCAAAAACAAATTGCTAAGCGTGATGCTGATATTGCTACTGGCAAGTTGCAGCTCTTCGTCAAAACTAAAGGCACAGTATGTCCCTCCAAGGATGCCGGACCTTCCAGCGGACCTGACACCTCAACAACCCAACTTGACCCAAAGACTGCTACAGATCTTGTCTCCGTCACAGACGATGGGGACCTCGCAATCAGGAAACTCAACGCCTGTATCGCAACCTATAATCAAGTAAAGGAATTAATCAATGGAAGCACAACAACTCGCTGAAGCAGCAAATATTGATTTAGGTCATGCCGAGGCGCTAATTGACGCTATGAACGTTGCTATAGAAAAAGCGGATTTGTCTACACCTGAGAGGTTAGCTGCCTTTATTGCGCAGTGCGGTCATGAATCTGACAGCTTTCGGTTTATGGAGGAAAACCTAAACTACAAAGCCGAGTCTTTGTGCCGTACTTGGCCTAGCCATTTCAACGAAGAAAACGCAAGCGAATATGCTCATAATCCTGAAAAGATAGCTAACCGTGCTTACGCTAACCGTATGTCGAACGGTGACGAAGAATCTGGGGATGGGTGGAATTACCGTGGTCGCGGATGGCTGCAAACAACAGGTAAAGCAGGATATGAACAGCTATCAGATGCCACTCAGATTGACTTTGTATCTAATCCTGATGCTGTAGCTACGCCGGAGGGATCAGCTATTTCCGCCGCAGTTTTTTGGGAAAAGCACAATCTAAACCGTCATGTGGATAATAATGACTTTACGGGGCTGACAAAAGCTATAAATGGTGGGACAATTGGGCAAGAGGATCGCATGGCGAGGTATCAACATGCCATGTCCGTTTTAGCTTGAGGAATCTATGCCCTTACAGAAATTACAGTTCAGACCAGGAGTTAACCGTGAAGGCACAGATTTTGCCAACACTGGTGGATGGTTCGACTGTAATAACATTCGGTTCCGCTCTGGGTTTCCAGAAAAGATAGGCGGATGGAGCCAGGTTAGTCCTAATCAGTACTTAGGCCATGCCCGCGCGCTTTGGAATTGGGTTGACCTTGCAGGAAATAATCTAATAGGCGTAGGAACCCAGATTAAGTATTACATCTACCAGGGCGGTACTTATAACGATATAACTCCTTTTATCCAGTCTGATTCGCTAACCAATCCTTTTACAACTACTTCCGGTTCTGCAACGGTTACTGTAACGGATGGAAGCTATGATCCTAGTGTTGGGGACTATGTTGTGTTTAGCGGTGGCTCTGCTGTTGGCGGATTAACCATAAGTGGTGAATATCAAGTCGTATCTATTAACCCAAGTGCTAATACATATACGATTACTGCGTCAACTACTGCATCTTCAAGTGCTACTGGCGGCGGATCGGTATCTGCGGGGTATGAAGTCCCAGCAGGTCTTGATGTATATACGGTCAGTAACGGATGGGGCGCAGGTCCTTGGGGCGGAGCTTCTCAGCCTTTAAGCGTATCTTTAGGATCTAACCCATTTGCAACTACAAATACAAGCGGGACTATTACGGTTACCCAGACTGCTCACGGTTTAACGACTGGTACTTTTGTTATCTTCACAGGGGCTACAGCGACTAACGGCATACCGGCATCAGTGCTTAATAATTTTGCATATCAGATTACTTCTACCGGCACAAACACATATACGATTTCTACATCCACAATTTCTAGCACATTAACTGCTACTTCTACGGGTAGCGGTGGCGGATCTTCTGTAGTTGTACAAGAGCAAACAGGTACTCGTGGATGGGGGACGTCTTACGCCGGAGCGGGCGTTGGATCTCAGCTCAGGCTTTGGTCTAACGATAACTACGGTCAAGATTTAGTTATTGCCCCTAGAGGCGGTGCTATATATTATTGGCAAGACGCAAACGGAGTAGGAACCAGGGCTACCCCATTGTCTTCTTTGTCTGGCGCTTCTAACGTACCAACTCAAACGTATCAGGTCATAGCGTCTTCCATTCAGCAGTTTGTTATTGCTTTTGGAGCTAATCCGTATGGGTCTTCTACATTTAATCCCATGTGCGTTCGCTGGTCAGACCAGGCTAATCCTCAGCAATGGACGCCTAGCGTAACAAACCAGGCAGGTGATTACATATTAAGCAACGGTTCTTATATTGTTGGAGCCAGAACGACCCGCCAGGAGATATTAGTTTGGACTGATTCTGCTCTTTATTCTATGCAGTATATTGGCGCCCCATATGTTTGGGGCTTCCAGATCATGATGGACAATATATCTGTTATGTCTCCCAATTGCATGGTGACGATTAACAATACGACCTATTGGATGGGGCAGGATAAGTTCTATCGGTATACAGGTACGGTATCTACGCTTGATTGTGCAGTGCGTCAATATGTATTTGAGCAGCTAAACCAACAGCAGTCTTATCAAGTATTTGCCGGTGCTAATGAGCAGTTTAATGAGATTTGGTGGTTCTATTGTTCTATTGCCGGGCCAAACGGTACAGGCACATCCGCAAATCCAAATACGATTGTTGACTCTTATGTAGTCTATAACTACTTAGAGAATATTTGGTATTACGGGGAAATGTCCAGAACCGCATGGATACAGAACGGTATTGAGTTCTATCCCGTTGCCGCTTCTTACAACACAAACTGTATTTTTACTGGGTATATATCTGCAACTACATTACATGTTACCGCTATTACACTTGGTACTTTAGCTGTTGGACAAACGTTAACAGGACCTGGAATAGCTCCAAATACAACCATTACGGCTCTTGGAACCGGAACAGGCGGAGTTGGCACTTATACGATATCTCCTAGCCAGGTTGTTGGGTCTTCTAATAGCCAGATTACAGTATTGACAACCAACGGAAATGGTTTATTGTTAAACCATGAAAGCGGTACAGATGATCTGTCTACTGCTGCCGTTTTGCCAATAGATGCTTATATTCAATCATCCGACTTTGAGATTGCAGAAGGCCAGAACTTTGGGTTTGTTTGGAGAATATTACCGGACGTTAACTTTAACGGGTCTAATTCAAACCAGGCTGGAGCACCTGCTGAACCTTATGTGACGATGACGGTTAAGCCAAGAGAGAATTCTGGAACTGCTTACGGCGCGGCGGCTACTCCACAGGTTGTCAGTGCAAACAATTACGCAGCCACAAATGCGTACAACATACAACAGTTTACTGGTCAAGTTTATACAAGGCTCAGAGGACGTCAAATGGCGTTTAGAATTGAGTCCAATACAATTGGAACAGCGTGGCAGCTCGGTGTTCCTAGGTTTGATATTAGACCGGATGGGAGAAGGTAATGTCAACTGGAACCACACACCAACCCAACATACCGATTGCCCCTGCGGAATATGATCCCGCCTATATTAACTCGATGTTAAATGCTTTACGGCTTTACTTTACGCAGTTAGATAGTCCGGGTCCATCTGCTATGGCTACGCAAAGGGTAACCGCGCCGAACTCAACAACGGTTGCTCAGGTTATTTCTGCTTTAAATTTTAGCCAACCTGGGACTTCAGGTACTGGACAAGTTATTAGCTTACCTACGCAGACGGATTACGCAAATGGTTTGTTAAGAGTTGGCGATATTTATGTAGATACAAGCGCAGATAACGTGCTTAAAGTAAGAACATCTTAAGGGGATAGTTATGAGTTTTTGGTCTGATCCAATAGGTAGTATTAGCGGTACTTTAAGTAGCCCAAAAGGTATTGGCGAGCTGGCTCTTGGCGCCTTAGCTGTTGGCACAATGAATCCTGAGCTACTTGGATTAGGCGGCGCTGGAGCAGACTTTGGGATTGGCTCTCTTTTGTCTGGAGGTAGTGGTGCTGGTGCTGCTATGTCTGCTTCTGATGCCGATGCTTTAAGTGGATTAACCGGAGAATTTGCTCAAGGCGCAGCTAGTACAGCAGCTCCAGTTGCTTCAGGTGATATGGCCGCATTAGGTACAAATCAGGTTTCGGCTTTAGGCGGAGCTAACCCATATGCAGGTCAGATTGAAAATGGATTTAGTCAAGTAGGATATCCAACTGCTAGTAACGTAGCCGGAAGTTCTGCATCAGCAACTTTACCGTCTGGCGCTCCAAATCCTTTGTATGCAGAAGATGAAAGCCAATGGGGCGCTCAAACAGCAGCACAAGGAGCTAATGCCCAGGCAACCAATACTCCTTCAATGCTGAGTAAGATAGGTTCTGCCGCATCCTCTGCTGGAAATGGTTTGATGAACTTTGTTCACGATCATCCTTATATGTCTGCTGCTGCCGCTCTTGCTGCTTATTCAGCTCTTGGCGGAACAAAGCCTAACTACATGCCAACATATCAGCCTCCATCTGCCGCATCTTATGGATTGGGCAGGACGTTAGCCGCCGGATATCAGCCGTATCGCGCCGCAGCTCAGGGCGGTATTATGTCTTTATCTATGGGGGGCGATCCTGGACAAGAGTATCCACAGAGTCAGTTAAGCTCTAATGTTTACCATGCTCCTACACAACTGCCTACATCTGCCAATCAAATGGTAGGTTATGAGCCTAGTAATCTGCCTATGTCTCAGGCTATTACCAACTCTATGGCGTCTGGCGGCATGACTGCTGCGGGCGAAAGCAGTGGTCCTTTACAGGTATATCAAGCTCCTTCTTCTAGCTCTAGTTTGCAAGATCTCGCATCTCAGTACGGCATTAGTTTGCCTTCAAATATTACGGCAGCGCAAGGCGGCATCATGGGCTTGGCATCTGGCGGACAAACTTTACAACAAATGTATTCCGCTCAAGGAGCTGATTCAATAGACCCTAAAACCGGAGTTCCTTACAACCAAGAACAATTTAGCAGTGGCCCAGGATTCCTTGGCGGTATAGGGCAAAGCATAGATGGTATTGGACAAAGTATTAGTAACGGAGTTAGCTCTATAGGCAGGAGCTTAGGCTTGGCATCTGGAGGAGATACAGGTTATAACTTAGGAAGTTATTCAGATGGTGGACGTTTACTTAAAGGCCCTGGGGATGGCATGTCTGATGATATTCCCGCTAGTATTGCTGATAAACAACCTGCAAGATTGGCTGAAGGTGAGTTTGTTGTGCCATCTGATGTGGTTTCTCATCTTGGTAATGGCTCTACTGATGCTGGCGCTAAACATCTCTATGCAATGATGGATAAAGTTCGCAAAGCCAGAACAGGTCATACCAGACAAGGTAAACAAATTGATGCAGAAAAGTACATCCCAACATGATATTGTCTGTAAAGCATATACCCCTTAGCCACTGCGCCCAGGCTTGGCCATTGGTTGAGAGGTATATAGCTCAAGCGCACAATTACGGTAACGAAGACTATACGCTTGAACAGGCTCAAATGTATGTTAATACCGGTTCTTGGGCGCTATTTGTTGCGTTAGACGAGGACGGCGTTATACATGGCGCGGGGACGGTTACTTTTATAAATGATCCGCTTCACAGGACGGCGTTTTTTACGACCATTGGCGGCAGATTAATTTCAAATGAAGACACTTTTTCTCAGCTAAAAGTGTTACTAAAAAACATGGGAGCAACTAGAATACAGGGTGCGGTTAGAGATTCTGTAGCTAGGTGGCTTAGACGGTATGGCTTTAATAAGCAATATACGGTTGTAAAAACAGATATTTAGGAGTCTATTATGAGTGGTGGCGGAGGAAGCGGTCAAACCGCACAATCAAATCAATATTCAAGTCTATCGCCTTGGGCTCAGCCGTATATCACTGATATTCTTGGCGCCGCTCAAAGCCAGGTATTTAATACAAATCCATCTGGACAGATTACTGGTATAAACCCTTATAACCCTTATGGATCATATACACCTGCTGGCGGACAGTACGGCATGGATCCAAGTTCACAAGCCGCTGCTCAGTCGTCAGTTGCTGGATTTACACCGCTTCAGGCGCAACAACAGCAAGGCGTAGCTAGTTTACAAAATCCTTGGCAAACTGGTGCTGCATCTGGTCAGACAATAAATTCGATCAACACTGCTAACCAACTAGGCGCATCTGCTAATCCACAAGATTTTCAAAATCAAGTTGGTGGATACATGAATCCGTATCTTCAACAGTCACTTGCTCCTAGTTTGCAATTGTTAAATCAGCAATATGGTCAACAAGCTGCACAAGAGCAAGGTTCTGCTACACAAGCCGGTGCTTTTGGCGGAAGCAGAGAAGCGGTAATGAATGCGCTTAACTCTCAGAACCAGAACTTAGCTCAGCAACAGTTGATTGGTAACGCATATAACAATGCGTTTGGCGCTGCTCAAAACCAATACAACCAAAGCGGTACGTTTGCTTTACAAGCTGCTAATCAAGCTGCTCAAAATGCAGGTCAACTCGGTGCTTTGGGAACTCAAGGATTGGCTAATCAGCAAAATATCCTTAACCAACAAGGAACAGTTGGCGGACAACAGCAACAGCAACAGCAAAACATCATCAACCAGGCAATGCAGAATTATGCTACTGCTCAGCAGTATCCTATGACGCAACTTGGTCAGCTCAAGAACTTAACGTCTGGGTTGCCTATATCCGACATAACGACTACTCAGCAAGCTGCTGCGCCCAATACTTTTTCTCAACTTGCGGGACTTGGTACTGCTGGAGCCGGTATCTATGGATTGGCTAATCCAAGCTCTCCAACAATTAATATTAATGGTACTGGAACCAACTCAGGATCTGCCCCAGTAAATCAGGCAAAAGGCGGAAAAGTTAAATCATATGCAGCCGGAGGAATTGTTAGCCTTGGGTTATATAACGCCATGAAAGGTGCAAAATGAACGATATTCAAGACCAAATAGCTAACCATTACAGTCAGCTAATTGATAATATCAAAGACCCTTCTCAGGCTCAATCTCTTCAACAGCACATAGCTCAATCTGTACAAGATGGTTCTTTGTACGGCTATCTTGGCGTACCTTTGGTTTCTAAGATTACAGCAAAGATGAATGAGATGAAGAGTGCTCAGGCTATGAAGTCTGGGTTACTCAATCAGCCTCCTATTGCTCAGCAAACATTGGCTCAAGCTCAAGCTCCTCAAGTTCCACAGCCAGCTCCACAAGCTCCTCAAACCCCACAACAAGCCCAGCAACCTTCTCCTGGTATTGCTGCTGCTCAGTCTAATCTACCTACTCAAGCTGCTACTGGCGGCATCATGGGCTTTGCTATGGGCGGAGTTCCAGATCCGGAGGAAATGGCTAGACAGTATTTATCAGAGAAGCCTGATGATGAAGAGGATGATGAGGCAGACAACGAGGATCAAGAGTTTGAAGATGCTGTTGCCGGCGGTATGAATGCCAAGAGTCCTGGTATTGAATCTATCTCTCCTATGATGACGGAGCAAATGGGGCAAACCCAAGCCTATCAAGGGCCTGGAATGGCTCAGCCAGTTGTAGCGCACAAGGAAGAAACTAGAGTTGCTAGACCTACAAAGAATGAAGATATTGACAAAATAGTATTGGAAAAGGCTAAAGAATATAACGCTAATCCGAAGCTTGCATTACATGTTGCCAATAAAGAAACCGGTGGATTAAAGGATAGAGTTAATGCTGTATCTCCCGCCGGAGCAGAAGGCATTATGCAGATTATGAAAGGAACCCAGAAAGAATTGGGAATTACAGATCCTTTTGATACTGAGCAAAATATTGGAGGCGGCGTTAAATATTTGGCTAAACTTGAAAACAAATACAAAGATCCTAAGCTTGCTGCTATGGCTTATAACTGGGGTCCTGGTAATGTAGACAAATGGTTAGCTAATGGAGCAGATCCAAGAGCAGTACCTAAAGAAACCCAGAACTATACTGTTGGCTTGGCTCAAGGTGGAATAGCTCACTTTAATGGAACAGATAGTAGTCTTGTAGGCGATATGGATTACACAACTATTCCAGGAATGGATACAGGAACTCCTTATGCGGATGCTTTAAATGCAGTTAAAAACCCTCCTGCTACATATCCAGTTAGTAACGCCGCTCCTGCCGCTCAAACTTTAATGCCTAACCGGGCAATAGAAACGCCTAATTACGATTACTCGTCTTTGCCAGAGTTAGCAAAATCTACGTTATATAGAGATGCTATAAATAGAAATACGCCAGTAGCTGCTCCAGTGGATACCCATACGCCGGTTTATCCAAAAAAACAGCAAGATGCGTTATCTGGTTTGGCAAGCTTCTTTAGTTCACATCCAGGATCTTATAACCCTAGGCATCCACAAGTTGCTGCTCCTGATGTAGCTGTTGCACCTGCTGCCGCTGATATTGCTCGCGGAAGACCAACTATGGCTAATGATTCTAGGTTGATTACTTCTGCTCCTTCTGCAACTGAAGCTGCATCTAATGCTTTAGGCGGATATGATGAAACAGCTAATGCACAAGATCAACTTAATCCTTCTTATGTAAGAGGACCCGTTGCCGCTCCTGCCGTGGAAAAAGCAGCTCCAAATCCATTTGATAGCTTTAATGATTATTTGGCTAAGCGCGAAGGAGCTTTGCAAGATAAGAAGCAAAAAGACTTTTACATGTCTTTGCTTAGCGCAGGTCTTGGAATGATGGGTAAAGCTGGAACAGTTAAGCCTGGTGAAGTGCACACCCTTGCTGGAGATATTGGAGAAGGCGCTCTGCCTGGTATTTCTTACGCTATGAATGCCAACAAAGAAAACGCCGCAGAAGAGAATGCTATTCTTACCGGTAAGTTAGGCATTGCTAGATATAGTAGCTTGCGTGATTTACAAAATCAACAAGCCGAGGAAAAAAAATATCAGCATGAACTTGTAAACAACTTAGGTTACGCAAAAATCCTTGAGCAACACAATGCCGCTCAAAATGCTTTAGATCTAAGACAGCAAGGATTAGAGGAAAGAAAAAAGAAAGAAGCTGATGACACCATGAATATGCGTGAGAAGCTTTTTACAACAAGGGCATTGGCTAGGGCCAAAGATCCATTAATGACGCAAGATCAGAAAGATAAGATCATCGCTGAAGAACTGTATAAAATGCACACTAAAGATACTCCATTTAGAGAAGCGCATAAGCAAAGATTTGGCATGTATCCAGACGTGGACCAGGAAAAACCGACTCCAGGCGGCGCAGGTTGGAGCATCGAAAAATAATAGGAGCATTTAATGCCGTCTTTTAAAGTTAAAGATCCGTCTGGTACGGTATATACCGTTAACGCTCCAGAGGGAGCTACAGAAGACCAAGTTTTATCTTATGCTCAAGCAAATTTTGGTAACGCAAAAGAAGGTCAAGGCGACTTTATGCGTGGCCTTACTTCTATTGGATCTCAAGACCAAGAAGTGTTGGGCGGATTGCAAACCCTACTAGGGGCAGGTGCTAAGCATGTCTTAGGTAAGGGCGTAGTATCTGACTATTTGCTAGGCAAAGGGGTTAAGAACCTTAAAGAAGCAAACGAATCCCAGGAAAAGAATGCTAAAGAATCTGATGATTTAGAAAATGCTTATCACAAAGGGATTAGTACGGTTCTCACAGATTGGCTTCCTTATCAGATTGGTAGCGGCGTATCTAACTTGGCCGAGACTGGCGCATTTGCTTTGGCCGGCGGAGCTCTTGGAACAGCTATAGCCCCTGGAGCAGGTACGCTAGAAGGCGCAATGGCTCCTATATTAAACAAGTCATTGGTTAAGCAAGGGATTAAGAATGCAGCAAAGGAAGTTCTTGAGAATGAGCTTAAGAATGGAGCTACTAAAGATGCAGCTAAGATTGCGGCCCAGACCTTTGTAGAAGATAAAGCTAAGCAAACTTTGGCAAAAGAAGAATTAGCTAAGTACGCTAGTTCAGGAGCATCTACTTTTGGACAGAATGCTGGAGTAGCCAGCCAAGCTTTATTTCATGGTATTGGTGAACCAACAAGTAGAGCTGCCCAGGAAGCCGGATACGATACAGATAAGATTGACTTTTCTAAGTTAGCTCCTGCTGTTGCGGTTCATTCTCTTGCCGACTTTGCTGCTGAAAAGATTGGTCTAGGTGGACTTGAAGGAATAGGATCTAAATCTACCCGCAATTTATTTTTGGATATTGGTAAAGGAATGTTAGCCACTGGTGCTAAAGAAGTTCCTCCTGAGCTCGTCCAACAAGCTGCTGAGCGTTATGGTGCTGGGTTACCGTTAGCAGATAAGAACGCTATCAATGAGTATATTAATACTGCTGGTGGCGCGTTTGCTATGGGCATAGTTCCTGGCGGCGTAGGCGGTGTTAATACAAGAATGAATGCTGCGCCTATTAAACAAGCGCAAGCAATTCAAGAGCCAGAACAAGAAGAACAGCCTAGTTCTTATGCTCCTATGTTTGAAGGGGATCAATCCGATAGGTTCCGTAATCTTCCTGGGTTTGCCGGTCCTGCAAATCAAATGGGATTTTTAGATGCTGCTCGTCAACAACAAGCTCAGGCCGCCGCTGAAGCAGAAGCTCAAAGACAAGAACAAATAAAACAAGTTAAACAAACCCAATATCACACTGATCCAATGATGAATCAGTTAATTCAAAACAAAGAATTAGCTGCTTTACAACCGCAACAAGTGGCTGCAATGCAACCCGAACAAGCCGCTCCAGAAGCGCCGGTTGCTCCTCAGCTTGGTCAATCATTGACAAATACACCAATGAGCCAATTACTTGGCCAGCAAAATATAAATAATCAATTATTGGGACAAGCAAGAACTAATGTTGCAGCGCAACAAGTAGAGCAAGATACCAGGCAAAAAAAGGCTATAGCTCAGATTAATAAAACAAAGTTTAGCGATGATCCTATTAAGGACAAATTAGATCGCAATAGAGCTTTACAAGCCATTGGAGCTCCTGTTGTTGAAAATGCTCCTATGCAACCGCCTCCTCCTACAGCTCAACAAGCTTGGGATGCCATGTCTCCTGATGAGAAAAAGAAAGCTATACAGACTGCTTCATCAAAAGATAGGTGGATGCAAAAGTGGGAAGATAGACAAAAGATGATGGAGAATGAGCAATGGGACCAAGTTTACGGGACCATGCCAAAAGAAACGGTTACAAAGCCTAAGCCAGAAATTAAATCATCTGAGCATCCTGAAAACATAGGCATTGTTGGATATGACGATTTAAATAATCCCATTACTGGATTATTGTCAGAGGGAGCAACTCGCTTTAAGCATAAAGAAGATGCTATTCAAGCGAAGAAATTGCAACCATTAATGCGAATATTGCCGATTGGCAATGAATTTGTTCTTACTCCAAAGACACAAGCTCAGTTAGATTCTGAGAAAAAGAATAATCGCAACCTAGGTAAAGTCACTGCTTCCGGCGAAAAGATGGGTGCTAGGAGTTTTATAGCATCGCAAGGTGGACTACATCCAGATGAGAAAACTGAGATGGGGCATGAGGATGTGCCTAATATTAAAGTTGGTGCTGGATGGTTATACGCAGGGCAAAATAATCCCGAAAAAGGGATGCGGATGGATAAAGCCGCTACAGCTTTGCATGAGTCTGGATACATTTTAGATCCTAGTGATCACGAAGATGCTAGACAAGCAATTAAAAACGATAGACAAAAACCAGAAAATATAGAGGAATCATTAAATCAAAAAGGAGATGAGGAGTATAAAGACTATCAAAAAAGTCTACTCATTGCCCATTTAAATGGTAAGCCCATATATGAAGACGAATTAGAAAATGAGTTACTAGATAACCTTATAAGCTTTGCCAAGCAAATAGGTATTGATACAAGAAGAATACATGAGGAAGCCTTTACCAGAGGAGAAACTCAAGCTGAAGCTGAGGATATGTATCATCAGTTTTTGACTTCAGCTATAAAGGATTATCTTGGCAATAAACCTGAGACTTTACAATCAAAAGATGTAAGCAATAAGCCGGCAAATAATCCAGAAGAAGCTAGGATTCAGAAAGAGCTTACTGGTAAAACATTCATTCAGGCTGCTCAATGGGCTATTGCCAACGCGCCAAATAGCTTTGCTAGGTTTGTAGCCAATAAAGTTTTAACCCGCCTCCAGTCTATGCAAAAGGCCGGAGTAGTATATAACTTTGAAGTCGCAAGCGGTAACTCCAGGACTGGGGATCTAAGGTCTGCTAAGGGATTAACAAGTTTTGTTTGGGGCGCCCAAGGACAGCCTACGCTTATTTCCATTAAGCTAAATGGTGCTCCAGTATTTGCCAATCAAAATGGCTTCCCTTCTGGTATGGACTATACGGTGGTGCTACATGAACTGCTCCACGCTGCTACTCGCGGTCAGATGAGATTTTTGGCCAGTACAGATCCATTGGTAAAAGAGATTAGAAGCTTGCATGAGACTGTTGTTAATAAATTTAACGAGGAAATAGCAAAGAATAAAGGCGCTGATTTACCTGATGTTTTAAAGAATTACTACAAGCGCATGAACAATGCTTTGTCAGATCCTGATGAGCTTATCTCCTGGGGTATGACGGATAAAGGAATGCAGAAATTCTTATCTGATATTAAGGTAGGAAATAAAACAGTCTTTTCTCACATTATTGGTTTGATTCGCCAGGTGCTAGGCATTGCTAAGAACTTTGAAACAGCATTAGATAGACTGGTTAGAACAACTGAATCATTACTGGATGACACTCTAATTCCTTTACAAAATGGAATGGTTAAGGAGGGCTATGCTTTAGGCAAGCCGTCTACCGGGAAAATGGTTCAGCAGTCGCTATTCTCTAAGAAAGCGCAAGAGATGTTTGCTATGAAGTCTGTTCCAGAAATGGCTCAGGCGGCAGTAAATAAAGCTCAGGACGTTTTACAAAAACGCGCACCTTCGGATAAAAGTGCTTATGAGGGGATGCCTTCTTCTACTGTTGATGAGGCAGAAAAAATATTCCATCCTAGAAGCAAGACAATCATAGACCGTATTGCAGAGAACAAAGATAACTTCTGGAAGATGATTGCGCAAAAGACTGTTGATCAGTACCGCGCTATTAAAGATTTCTCTCCTATGGGTTATATGCAAGCTCGTCTAGCATCATCTGTTGACGGAGGGTTGCATGGCATGATGTTTAATGGCCATATCGCGCTAGAAGACGGAGCGCTAACCATTAAGCAAGGAGATAATTTTAAAGGGATGATCCAGGCTTTAGCTCCTCTTGGTAAAGAAGTGGATAGGTTCCAGCAGTGGATGGCTCTTAATAGAGAGGCATTATTGCCAGAGCATAAGCGCACTCCTGCCTTGGCCAATCTTGTATCCAAGAAAGATGAGTACGTTAAAGGCGAGATTAACGGAAGACCAAGAATTGGAAAAGATAAAAACGGCAAAGACGGAGTTTATGAGCAAGCTCGTAAGGATATGATGGCGCTTAATAAGTCTGTTTTAGATGTTGCGCTCAAGCAAAATTTAATAGACAAAGAAGCATACGAAAGATTTTCTAATGATGCCTTCTTCGTTCCTTTTTATAAGGTAATGGAAGATGGAAAGATTGAATCAATCCGTACCGCCTCCAGGATGACCAACCAGCAATTCTCTAAGATGCTTAAAGGAGGAGGCGAAAAGCCGTTCTCCGATCTTATGGAGAATACGCTTAGAAACTGGAGCCATATCCTTTCCGCCTCTATGAAGAATCAAGCGTCTTTGACAACCATTCAAGATGCTTCTGGACTAGGCGCTGCTACTCCAAATCTTAAGCAAGGATTTTTCTGGAAAGATGGTGCAGTGCACAATGAAAAGACTGGCAAGATTGTAGGCAATGGAGATCTGGTTCAGGAAGGTAAGGATGAGGATGGGAATAAAAAGATGCTCAGCTATACAACTGCTGGGCGCGAAACGGTCAAGGTAAATATTGAAGGACATGAAACTCATTTTCATATCAATGATCCGTTCCTTTTTGAGTCTCTCAGTGCTGTTACATATTTAGGACCACAATCTAAAGTTCTTGATGTTATGCGCGGGTTTAAGAATGCGCTACGGTTTGGTGTAACGCTATCTCCCGCTTTCAAGGCATCTAACTTGATTAAGGATTCGATCCAGGCGGCAGGTCTATCTGGCCTTAATAATAACTTTGTTAAGAACGTAATGGATGGATGGGCATCTTCTCATAAAGATTCGCCCGTTTACATAGCCGCTCTCGCCGGTGGCGGTGTATTTAATTACGGCACTACATTAGAAGGTAATAGAAGTGAAGTAATTAAGAAGCTATTGGCCCGCGGTGTCAATGGAGATAATATTGTTGATACCAAGGAAAAGGCTAAGTTCTGGCTAACTAAGATCTGGCATAACTATGAAGACATAGGAAATAGATCTGAGAATATTAACCGCATAGCTTTATATGAAAAGTTAAAAAGTGAAGGCATGAGCCACTTAGAGGCCAGCTACCACGCTCGCGATTTGATGGACTTCTCCATGCAAGGATCTAGTGGGGCTATCAGGTATTTGTCTCAGATCGTTCCGTTTTTGAATGCTCGTTTGCAGGGCTTGTATAAGCTTGGTAGAGACGGTGTTATTCCTACGGTAAGGGTGTTCTATAGACCAGATGGTAATCCGCTTACTCAAGATGAAAAACAAAAGGCTCAGTCCTTTATGACTGTTGCCGGCGCAATATCTTTAGCGTCTATGGCTTTGTACATGGCATTCAAAGATGATGATGACTTTAAGAAGCGCGAGCAGTGGGATCGTGATTTCTTCTGGTGGTTTAAGATACCTGGAACCCAGGAAGTTATTCGCATTCCTAAGCCGTTTGAATTTGGATCTATTGGTACTTTAGCCGAGCGGTCTTTGGAGCAGATCGTAGATAAAGACGTAGAAGGAAAACGCTTTGGAGAGAGTATTGGACGAATGGTGTTCCAGACTTTCTCTATGGATCCTACTCCTCAGTTCTTTAAGCCTTTAATTGACGTCTATGCTAATAAAGATTCCTTTACCAATGCGCCGATTGAAACTGCGGGCATGGAGCGGTTATCTAAGCAAGAACGTATGACCAATGAAACCAGTGCTTTGGCAAAGGGTCTAGGAGGCGTTTCCAAGGCCCTAGGAGCTGTTTCCGGCGGCAAGGCAGAAATGTCTCCAGTACAGATAGATTACATGATTAAAAGCTATCTAGGATGGCTTGGTGGAACTATAGCGACTACATCTCAATATGCAATGATGCCGTTTAATAATGGTGTTTATGCGGATGCGGATTGGCAAAAGCGGATGAGCTTAGGTTTTGTGCAAAAACTACCTAGCGTTCAATCTACTTACGTTACTGATTTCTATCAGAATAACCAGGCTATCAGCGAAGCATATGCAGATATGAGGCATTATGCTGAGATTGGAGATTCTTCTAAGGTTCAGCAGATATTAGAAGAGAAGGGCGATCTGATCCGGCTTGAGAAAATGTATGATGCAACGTCTAAGAATATGGCTAACATTCGTAAGCAGTTGAATCATATTCAAGATCCAAACAATACATCTTTGACCGGAGAACAGAAGGCAAATGAGGTCTTAAGACTTAAAGGATTGATATCTGATCTAGCACAGAGAGCAGAAAGTATTAGGCTGTCTATGAAAAAGTAATACTTTATGGTGGGACCATTATTACCGTTATAATTGTCCCCTCTATAAGTATTAATATTTAAAGTAAATGTAGTATTTAAGATTTAAGTAATTCAACCATTCTTTCAATGGTTATATTAAGAGCATCCAATTCATCTAGCTTACGTATTCGCCAAAATGCTTTGGTTCCATGCCATCCATTATATCCTGTATGACAATCTCTGCACAAAGCAACAACGGTGTATTGTCTATGTTGTTTAACGTGATGAGCATCTGAAGGGCCTGGCGCGTCACAGACGGAGCAGGGTAAGCTTTTAACTAACCCTACATACTGTCTTTCTTTCGCGGATAGTTTGTTGTTCAAGAATTCTTTTCCTATCAAAGTATAAAAATATAACGTTTTCTTCGTCAGTTAATTTATCAAAATGTCTTGATCCCTATTAGCAATAATTATTTTCATAGTTTGCTCTTGTGCTTCATACAAAGGAGCCGCACAATCTTTGCAAAGCTGAGCATTTAATCCTCGCCAATGAAATGAAAACATTCTGTGTGTTTTTGGAAATTCCATTCCAGGATAGTCACTGCATTCATAAACTTCTGTATCAAGCGTTTTCTTGCATCCGTCACAAATATGTTCGTAGGTTAGCTTAATCATTCTTGTCCCCTTGCTCTGATTGCTTCAGCGCACAAATCTGCGGCATTTGAATATCTACCGTTGTCATACGCATCACACACCTTTGCACATTCCTCACGTTCTTTTTCTGCTATTAGTTTGGCAAAAGTTTCAAGCCATTCAAACATATCTCTGTCGCAATCCCATTCTCGGTCTGCATGTCTAGCAATTTCAATTATTTCTTCTTCTTTAGTCATTATCTTCCTCCATAGCATCATTAATTAACTGTTGCTTCACCAACTCCAAACATCCAATTACGGTTGCCATGTAAAGGGTATCGTCATAATTGTGAATTATTTGTAATACTTCATCAACAAGACCTTCAGCTAATTTACCTTGATTAAAATTCATTCTTGTCCCCTCTTTCTTTTATCAACATAACCACACCAACACTTCTGATTTGGCATGAGAATCTTTGGCTGAGCCTTTGGTAAGCGAATGGTGCAATCAGGGCATGGCATCCCTAAACGATCTTTACGTTCCTTTTTGTATTCTTTCCAATCTTTCCACACTTCAGCCATATCACCCATTATTTACCCCTTGGGTTATAGTTTAGAATTCCAAGACAACCTTTAATCTTATCTTGCGCCGCCTCTAAAGGGTTAAAGTTAAGACATACAAGACAATCGTTAATCTTGTCTTGCGCCACCTCTAGATCACGTTCCAATTCATAAATGTATGCATGATTTGACGCACGTTCTTTTTCTGCTATTAGTTTGGCAAAGGTTATAAGGTCATCGAAATAAACGCCATCACAAAATTCTGAATAAAATTCATCTGTCCTATGCTTAATTCCCGCCTGTATAGCAACTTCAATTATTTCTTCTTTATTCATTGTGGTCTTATCTGATTAAGCAACATCTCTTGCGCAAGTGTCGAATAACCAATCGCTTCAGCCATATTGCAGTTAACAGAATAGGTGTTATAAGCACCTGCCTCATCGCTAAAAATAATCACAACTTTGGAGCTAGTAATCATTTCCGATTTCCATTCATCCATGTACTCTAAAGCGTTATCCCCAACAGTTGCCATTCCTTCTCTTAGTGCAATTATTTTATTCATTCTTGTCCCCTTGCTCGTAAAGAATTTGTATAAACATCTTGTAACGTCTTTGAAAGTTTATTCGAGTGATATGCCATTAGATCCATCAACCTATCCAATGATCTTACAAAACCTGTGTCCCTTCTGGTCATCTGTCTGCGCCATACCCTAATCTTCATTCTTGTCCCCTTGCTTGAATTGCCTCAACTAGGTCTGTGTTGTTTTTTGCGTAACCGTCAACCAAATCAAGAATCACCTCACGTTCAGCCGATCTCGATGCTTCTGTCATAGCTTTAATTTCGCCCAACAGTTTTAGGTGCTCATTGTGCAAAATGTCAGACTCCATCTTTTCTAGCTCTAGTTGTTTTATGTAAGCATTAGTCTTTTCAATCTCGGGTGCGTTCTGTTTTTTTATACGCTCACGTTCTTTTTCTTCAACTGCATTAGCCACCCGCAACCAAGCATTATCAAGAACCCAGTTTTCCATACCACCTTCATGCAAATCCATATCAGTCATCAACTGCATTAATTCTTCATTAGTCATTCCCAATCCTTTTTGTCCGCTCGTTCAGGCAAGCCTCAGCAAAGTCAAAGATAAGTTTTGCACTTCTCTCCATCTCGCTGAGCTGAACGTGTTTAATAGCTTGTGCGGCGTACCAGTCAAGCATGGTAATCTTCTCGATAGATATGGGATCTTGTTTTGCCTGGAGCAGTTCAAGCCCCTCTTTTTTTCTTGCCATTTTCTTTCCTTTTAAGTTTTAAGATTTTATTGATCAACTGCATATCGACTTCTTTGCTATTGATAGTTAGCCCAGATACCAGTTTGTCCTTGGCGATAATGTCAATTACATCTCCTATTGCACTGTTGTATCCTGTGTTCATCGCGTCCGTATTTTCAAAATAGGCGTTAATAGCATCTCTAACTATTCCAGAAGCTTTTCTATCTTCCGCCGCCTCCTTTAATTTTTTATGTATTTCCGAGCTCAGGTAAACCGAGTACGGGATTAGATTTGTTTCCATGCTTTAAATTCCTGATTAATTGTGTATAAATGCCGAGTAGCCTCTGCATCGTTCTTTAGATCTGCTCTGGACGTGATATTGAGTTCAAGCTTTAACCAATTGGTTAAGTCCTCCTCCGTCATTTCCTTTTCTAAGCTTTGAGAAGTCTCGTAAAGAAACTTGGAAAAATCGGGATCTTTGCAAAGCAAAACGGCTAACTTAACCGGATCTCTAAAGTTCTCCTTGCGATCCATTGGTTGATTATTCCCGTCAAGACGTACCATAACAACCTGATACCGCGCCCCCACGAAGTCACGAATTAAGTCATTTGGTATCTCGTCCGGATGTATGTTTAAGGTCAGCATAAAGCCGGTTTTATCCTGCTTTAATGCTACCTTTACCGCCTCATATTGAATGGTGTCCATCAAAATGGTATCGAATCGTCTAGTGGGTCTATTGGAATAGCCTTCTGTACTGGAGCCGCATCAGTCTTTGGCTTATAGTTATTCCAGGCTAAACGAACCCAAGGACCATAGTTACCGCTCATATTCCAGGCGGATAGCTTGATAACTATTTCGTCATCTGGATGCTCGTCTAATAGGCCTTTAAGGGCTTCTCTGGTCATTGTGATATCGCCTACTAGATCAGGCTTTTTATCGCCTATTTCCTTGTATTTGTTTGTTGATAAACGCCCGCTGTTTGGATATTGATTAGCCATGTTTTACTCCTTAAATGATTCTTTCTTAGATTTAAATGTGTCCATCAAAGCTGTATGCTCTTGCGCGCTCAGCTCTTTAAGTTTGTTGAATATATTCCTATTGGTTGTGAATATAGTTGTTACGTCAGTCCTGGACTGTGCTGCGCTGAGCATTATTTCGGCGGCGTCTTTGACGATCTGAATCCATCCGTCTACAGATGCTCCTGGCTCTGCTGTGACCTTAAAGTTCCATTCCTTCTTCTCGCCCTCAATATTTACTGGAGGCTTGATCTCTCCGGTCTTTGGATCAACTGATTCTTTAACAACTGGAGCTTCAGCTTTTGGCTTTGGCTCTGATTTCTTTTCTCCTGGATCGGATGAATCTACCGTATCGTGCTCGGTAAGCTCTAAGGCCATTAACCAAAGGTAACGGCGATAGTAGGTGTGGGTTGATCCCATTGATTGGATAGCCTGAACTTTAGCGTTCTCTGCCATTACTGTTGGGGAGGAGAACTGAACCACTTCCCCGCTTTCAACATCGTGGATGCAAAGCGTAGCAGTTTCATAGTTGATATTGAATACTCCGCACAATCCAAGACTCTCGAATATGTCGTGAGCAGTGGGTATGAAGTCTCCCAATTCAAAGTACTCATATCCTGCAAACTTGTTCTTGCCGGATTTCTTGAGTGGCTTGTGAGCTATTTCTGCTCGTGCTTTTTGTAGTTTTTTAAATACTGTCATTTTGTTTTCCTTTGTTAATTATCCGCCTGGCATATCAGGTATACAGTCAATTGGATCTCGTGGAGCGGAATCCAAGGTGGTAGAACCATCGTACTGAGTTACCCAAATAATCCTTTTATTTGTCCATACATAGATCGCATTGCATTCAGGTGCTCCGTAGCCTCCGTAGAAAGTCCAACCATGCATCAGTGGCTCTGCCTCAGCCAATGTCATTAGTTTTCCTTGGTTTTTCTTTTGAACTTTGTGATTTTCTTTTTCTCCGTACCCGCCCCATCCGTACTCTCCAAAGACTATTCCCTCAACGGACTCTCCTTCTTCCAAGAACTTCATAAGGTCTTCATATGCATCTTCACGATCTTCAATCATTTCAAATTCACGAACGGTGTCGCGCCTCCGGCAATAGTTTGTGGCATCTTCCCGTCCCAACGCTCAATGGCTTTTAACTGAACGTATGACTGTCCGCCCTGGGAGTTGATAGCCGCTGTTTCGATCTGGATAGCTTTAGCATGACCTTCCGCCTTAGCAATGGTTTGCTTGGCTTCTACCTCAATCCTTTGTAGATCTTGTTCGGCCTGGAGCTTGCTCTGGGTTGCTATTACCTTTGCCTCAATAGCCTTTTGGTATTCGGCAGAGAAACCGAAATTCACCAAAGAAATATCGCTCACAACTATGTTGTACTTTCCCAGTTTGTCTGAGAGCTCCTGCTTAATTCCTGCTGATACTTCGTCCCGCTTGGTAATTAATTCCTCGCTGGTGTAGTGCGCGGTAATGGCTTTAAAGGACTCGTTAACAAAGGGCATAACTACTTTATCCTGAAGATCCAGGCCAAACTCTTTGTAGATATGAGCCGCTTTATCGCCGGATATACGGTAGTTCACAACGATATCGGTATGTACTTGCTGTAGATCTTTAGTACCCGCCGCTGATCCTACAAGCTTGGCTGATACCAAACGAACGTCCAGGTTCTGTACGCTAGATAATGGATTTACAAAATGTAATCCTTCTCCAAGTGTTGCCTGATTGACCGTACCAAACGTAACCTGAATGCCGATATGGCCAGCAGGTACGATAACGTAGGACTCAAGACAAATATATATGAGCATTAAAACTAAGCCCGCAATAACCGGTATTGTTGGCTTAAATACTGGTTCGGGTATCTTGCTATCTCCGCTCTTAAATGTATTTTGAGTTTTTATACTGTCTAAATAATTAAAATGAAGAGCATATCCAATGCCAATTGGAATGATTAATAGAAAAATCGCAATAAAAAATAAGATCATTTTTGTTCCTTGTATTGTTGAAATTGTTTAATTGTGTTTTGCAAAATTTTTATGGTTTTTATTTCTAAAACTCATAATTGCATTTGCGGCTTCATGAATGTCTTCGTAGCTTCCTATATGATGTTTTTTATTATTAACAACGCATTGAGCTATCCATTTTTTTGTTTCTTTGTTGAAATAAACTCCTTTAAATCCTGATTTGTTATTAATTGGTTTTTTTGAATTTCTCATGTTCTCTGCATGAGTTGCGCTTCTTAAGTTTGAAATTAAATTGTTTGAAGGGTTCCCGTCAATATGATCAATAATTTTTGGAAGATATCCATGAAACATTAAAAAAATTAATCTATGAGTGCCATAAAGTTTTCCATTTAATCTAATTTCACAATATCCATTTTTTTTTGTTCTACCTGCTTTTTCTCCAATCTTCATTTTTCTTTTATCAACATTCCAAAAAAGAACTCCATCTTTATATATAAAAACTTCTTTTAAATATTCTTGAGATATGTTCATTATTTCCCCTTTAAATGTGGGAATAATATCACAAATTCCCACATATTAAAGATCGCTATTATTTTTAATGTATTCTTTATATTGATTACAAAATTTTGATACTTGACAATAAGATTTACATCTTGTTCTTTCTCCGGGCCTGCATTCAATGGAATACCCCTTCTCCGGCAGTGCTTTTTGAGCTTCTTCTAAAGTGTCGTGTACGCTTTTTGCTCTTAATCCACCATCTTTCATAACAGCATATTTACTTGGCTTCTCCCACATCTCCTCTGGCGTACAGTCCGGTAGATCTCCGTCTGTCTCAGATTCAAAATAAGCTTCGCCGTGTAACTTTAACTTCTCGTCTATAAATAACTCTGCCCGCTCAAAAGGCCATAAGGTCTGGTCTAGGATCACGATGGGGGCTTGTGGATAGCTTTCCTTGGTACTGGCCTCCCTTGAGCTCCAATCGCGCACTATGGCCACAATACGAAGCTTTTTGACGGGTTTATTCTTGGCTTTCTGTAATAACCAGGCATAGATGTTTAGCTGTTCTTCCCATTCCGGCTTGTCGTTTTGAACTGCCCAGGCGGTAGTAGTTTTATAGTCGTTAATAACTATTCCGTCTTCGTATACTTCCTGAAGATCTACTGCTCCGGATATGTTCCATCCATCATGGGTAACGTGTACTCTTTCTTCTACGATATGGTTATCCGCTTTACCGTGCTCTAGGATGTTATGAACAGCAGATCCAAACAAAGACCAGACCATAGAGCTTGCATCCTCCTCCAGCTCGTCCCAATACATTCTTTTAAGCTGTACGATCTTTGGTGAGTTTATGAGCTCAGTTGCAGATATATGAGCCTTACCTTTGGAATAGGTGGGGCGCTTTAAGACGTTTACTATGGTTTCTGGCAAGCCAAATTTATTTGTTAATTTCATTTAAGCACCTCCGCTGATTTAAGATCGCCTGTTTCGCCATCAAATACAACTTTCATATTTGATTCTGGTCTTCTTTCGACATATCCCCAAAACATAGGCATTTCAAGATATCTAACATAATCTGATTTAGATTCTGGTTTTATTCTGTATTCAGTATTTTCATCCCAAATTGGATAAGGAGCATCATCCCAATCTTCATTATTTCTTTTCCGTTGAATCTGAGCACCATCTGCCCAAGCATGTATTAAGTCTGCGTGGATATGTTTCATTGTTAGTTCCTTATGTATTGCAAGGGAGTGTAATGTACCACATATATCCAGCCGTTTGCAATATGTTGTAAAATATTTATATGAGATATGCAAATAGAATTGACGCCAATCAAAACGACATAGTGGACGCCCTCCGTAAGGCGGGTGCTACTGTAAGAATAATCACTATGGGTGACGGAGTACCGGATCTTTTGGTGGGGTATATGGGGTATACCCTTTTGCTAGAAGTTAAAGATGGTAAAAAAGTTCCTAGTGCTAGAAAGCTGACGGACGCGGAACAGAAGTTTTTCAATGAATGGACGGGAGGGCTACTGGCGATAGTAAATTCTGTTGAAGAAGCTTTAGCAATGCTTAAAAAATGCGAGTAGAATATAGTCTTTCATTGGTAGTTCCTGTTGAACTTTTGGGGGTGTCGTGCGGCATCCCCATTTTTTTATGAAGATTACAAGGTGTGAACAACTAGGTGTTTGCCAGGGGATTAAGTGTAAAAAATGCCCCAACAAGAAACGGATTAATATTTCTGCTTATAATAAAAACCTTGGGGCGGTAATACGGGTTAGCGCCGTATCTCCTTGGAGTAATGAGGCACAAAATAACGCTGCTTTATGCGAGCCGTCCCAAACTAACAAGTATGAAGATTCACAATAACGGTGTGTTCAGGCATCGTGGCTAACTGAAATAAAAGCCTCCGAGTCTTCATACTTGTTCGGACAAATGTTGTCCTTCTCCCTCGGCGGCTACAACTGCTGGGGGAGTACTTACAAGCATGAGGATTGCTGGGGGACGCCCAGCTTTAACCCGAGTCCAAAGGGCTGTGACAAGGCCAGCCACGGGATAAAGACATAAAGGTAGTCCTCATTCTTGTTGGTATATACGAGGCGGAGCATTGTTATGATGCATTAAGAAAGTCTTATTTTGCCAACAGCTAACAAGTATGAGGATTGCGAGAAATGCAGGTTTCCTGCTCTGTGAACAGCGGGTAGCAGTCTTCATTCTTGTTGGTGTTTACTGGGTTAGCGCCAGTAATCTAATAATCATTTTTTTATGATCCATTAGAGTCGAATTGGTAACAAAACACTGCTTTATGTGAGCACCAACAACTATTTCCCCGTGTAAAAGACTACATATATTTTTACTTGGGTTTGACATAACCTGAAATTATTTGATATACTCCCCCCATCAACGGCTTGGTAACCCGTTGTAGTTCCATATAACGAAACAGTCCCGAACCCTTACTGAAGGAGCGGGCTTCGTCAAAGCTACAAGATTCTGGTATGGCAGACTTGTATGCGGCAACCAAGCCTAAAGCTCGTATCTTTCAGTAAGGGTTTTTTGCTTTCTGCCGTTACCCGACATAAGAGTCTATCGGGAAAAGATTTCATACCGAGGGTAGAGGAAGCGAGTAGCCGTCATACGTCATGGTATCGGTAGCCTGAAAAGGTTTAGAAAGCGTAGTCCCTGAGGAGCAGAGTCACGACGGTTCTGGCTTGTGTTGTATTCCGGACAGAAGCATCCCCATCCGGACGCATAGGGATAGAGTGTTTTCGAAAATAGCTATACCAATCCGCTCTTCAATGAGGCGGTACACGGTGGCAACGATAGGGATGCCTTCCGACGGTGTGGTAAGGGAACGCTGCATGTTGAGCAGATAACGTTGGAAGATAGGAGCTGGCGAACAACTTTACAGCTCCCCTGATACGGGTTGAAACGAACGACCGACGGCTCAGGTAATGCTATATAGGAGGCTTAGGTCTCCTATAGGCATAGCTTTCCTCTAAATATCACTTCACTCACTCTGGCTCACTAAAAATGATAATTACACTTAAAGATTTCTTAAGTAAGTACTATCCAGATAATATATCTATTACTGCTACATCAGCCAGAGCATTTGGTATACCTTATCCGCTACGGCCTGGGTGGGCGAAAAGGTATCAGAATAATACTGCCGAGTTATCTCATTTAACTTTTGGCAAAAGAAAATTATCTATTAATACAAACAATACGAAATCTAAAGTTGTTTTTACTACTGGCGTATATAAGCCGTTATGCAACTGTACTACTCCCCCTTGGGAAGATTGTGAACACACAATAGATCAAACTGAAAAAGAATCTATAAAAATACTACTATCGTTCTAGGTAGTTTTATTATAAATAATTTCACTTTAGCACACCTAGTAGTGTTATAATCCATCACATCTAAGGAGGATATATTATGCTAGATTGTGAATTATTATTACTTTTTCGTATTGAAAAGCTAAAAACTAAATATAATAATACGGGAAAGATTGGATACTATTATCGTTTGTTGGAAGTAAAAGGCCTTCTGAAGACGTATAGAGATTTAAAAAGGAAGTTATTTTATGGGGAAAAGAAATGACAGAAAGAACGGCATCAGAAAAGGTAGCAGTAGAGATATTGCAAATATTAGCGACAAAAGCATCGGCGGATGTGCGGGACATTCTATCGGGCTTGAGCATGGCATTAGCGACAGTAGCGGTGGAGGCGGGAATGGAGGAGGAGAAGGCTACTTACGCGTTCAGAAAGTCCTTTGGAATAGCGGAACGCAGGTTAAAGAGATTATTAAAGGAGGCGCATTGAAGACACCGCCTTATGACACTGGCAAGGTCAAGATTGGCCTTTATTACGAGCCTAAACAGAACCACTACAACCCGGATCAGGATTGGGTGCAGAGGGTTATTTTAGGTATTGAGTCTTATTGGACGTCTGATACGGTATTTCTGTTCGCGCTGTACGGCATATTGATTTATGCTTTTCTAGGTTTACTTTCTAGGGGGTTCTATGAGTAATAACTATAAATTTGCTGAAGTTAACAATAGCGCAGTGGCGATGATAGATAAAAACGGATTGGTTTCAGTTGACTGGGCGGAAGTGGAGAGCAATGTTAACAAGTACATGGATGGAGATATCACTCCTAATTATGCTTGGTGCTATGTACTTTGGAACGTAAGGCATGGACATTTTAGGAACTTAAATGACTAAAGAAGAAGCAATAAAGATACTACAAGATTTCCTAGATAAGAGTAGCCATCATAGATGGAAGAAAACTCAGGAAGCATTGGAATTTTTAAAAGAAGATCCTTTTGTAGAGAACCATTACAAAACGTGGGAGCAGGGTTATAAATCAGCAATAAAGGCAAAAAATGGATGAATATAAGGTAGAGGTATTTGGCACATCACAGTTCTATATCGCTGAGGGGTGGTACACCATAGAGCAGTTAGAGACGCTGTTAAAAGAAATTAAGTTTTCTAAGCAACGCATGGATAATCATTTGCAGGAATCAATAGGAGTCAAAAGTGAATGACATATTAGACATACTGTTACTTATGGGCGTTTTGACTGTATCGGCGATCTGGATAGTGGCGGTGTTCTGTTATGTAATATTAATATTAGGAGGATTTAATGAATAGCGAAAAATTTGAAGAGTTTAGAAAGTATTTGGCAAAGATAAATGATCCATTAAATATGACTCATGCAGATCTGGAAAAGCTTTTATTGCGCCAAAGGGAAATTGTTATAGATCATTTTGAGCAGTCTTACAACAAACTATCCATGTTGCATTCAGAAGCAATGGAAGAGTTAAGAGTTCGTAATGATGCTTTTGTAATCAGGGATTCCAAGCATTACAACTGGTTATGCAATAAATGGGAGGAAGGTAAGTTCTTAGATATGACAGAAGGATTTACTTGCAAGGAAGATTTGGATGATTATATTGACCAGAAGATATTTGATGAAATGATAGAGGGAGATCAAGATGAGTAGAGAGGCGGGAAAGGGTTCAAAGCAAAGGCCAACAAATCATGAACAGTATTCAAGTAATTGGGACAGAATCTTTAAGGATAAAAACAAGGAGGAGAAGGATGATAGAGAAGATAAGGACATATCTGGGGAGAAGCACGAACGTGAGGGGCGAGATAGTTCACACAATTAAACCCGCCTACAGATGTACGGTATGCGGAAAGATATTTTTAAATCAACAAGAAGGCGATGAGCATGGAAAAGAATGTAAAGAAAGTAACGACTAATATGGAGCCGGCGCGTAAGAAGTTTGAGGAATATATTCAAATGCGCGGATTGGATTTTGTTTGGGACGGGGCACGGTATACATCTAAGAATATCCAAGTTAAATGGATGTACTTTTACCTAGGTTGGAACTTTTCTAAGGAATAATAATGATTAAAGACGTACTAATTTCAGCTATCCGCATGGATGGCAACACACAATCCCGAGCACTTGACCAGGAGACAGTTACCCAATATGCCGAAGCAATGGCAGACGGTACTATATTTCCTCCTATTATTGTTTTCCACGATGGAACAGATGTATGGCCAGCAGATGGATTTCACCGTATCCATGCTTCACTTAGGAACGGAGAGGAATACATAAACGCAGAGGTCTTAACTGGAACTCAGAGGGATGCAGAGCTAAAGGGCATGAATGCCAATAATGCTCACGGTAAGCCCCCTACTCGCGCCGAGCGGTGCAAGAACGCCCAGAAGATGGTGGAAGATTTTGAGTGGTCAGACTGGACAGATACAGAGATAGCTAGGCATTGTGGCGTATCTCAGCCGTATGTCAGCAAGATCAGGAACAAAGCCGGAACAGCACCTAAGAGCATAACGGTTAAGACCAAAGATGGGCAAGAGTACGAGCGCACCAGGTCTACCAAAGAAACCAAAGTAGAGCCAAAGGTAGAAGTAGCCCCAGTCCATAACAAAGATCAAGAAACAATAGATTATTTAATGGAGCAAAACGAGAAGCTATCCGATCAACTGGCAACCGTATCCGCACCAGATCCAAAGCTTGCAGAAGAAACAATCCAAGAGTTAAGAGATGAGATTAAGCAATTAAAGATCGAGCTCAAGGCCGTAACAAAGAGCAGGGATACATTCCAGTCGGAGAATGCTCAGCTTAAGAAGACGATAGCGAGGTATCAACGTCAGCTTAAAAAGGCTTAAGCATGTCTAGTTTAAAGCTTAGGCCTTATCAAGAGCTTGGACTTCAGAAGCTAAGAGAGGGTTTTGCTAAAGGATACCGAAGTCAAATCCTATATCTTGGCACTGGAGGTGGGAAAACTGAGATGGCTATTGCCCTCTTAGAAGCCACTAGATCGAAGGGAAACAAATCAGCAATGATATTGGATAGGATTGTTCTTTGCGATCAAACCAGTCAACGCCTAGATAAGTACAAGATAGAGCATGGGGTATTGCAGTCAGGCCACTGGCGCTTTAGACCTTATGAGAATATCCAGGTATGTTCGGCGCAGACCTTAGAAAAGCGTGGGTCATTTCCAGGCTTATCTTTGTTGATTGTTGACGAGGTACATCAACAGAGAAAGCAGACGGTTGAGTTTATTAAGAACAATCCAGATGTAAAAGTAATTGGCTTAACGGCTACACCATTTACCAAAGGGCTCGGCAAGATATACCAGAATGTAGTATCCACAATAACAACAAAAGATCTCGTGGATCAAGGCGTATTAGTACCGCTTAGAGTATTTGTAGCCAAAGAGATAGATATGGAGGGGGCTAAAAAGGTAGCGGGGGAGTGGTCGCAGAAAGAAACAACAACAAGAGGAATGCAGATCACCGGAGATATAGTTACCGAGTGGATTAAGAAAACGCATGAGATATTTGGAGCACCAAGAAAGACGATTGTTTTCTGTTCTGGGGTAGCGCACGGAATAGATTTAAGCCAGAAGTTTGCGGAGCAAGGATATAACTTTATCTCAATCAGCTATAAGGATGATGACGAATTCAAGAAGGAAGTTATAGCGGAGTTCAGTAAGCCGGATACAGAGATTCACGGCTTAATAGCTACGGATATCTTAACAAAAGGATTTGATGTTCCAGATGTAATGATCGGCGTATCAGCCCGTCCTTTTTCAAAATCATTATCAAGTCACATTCAGCAGATGGGGCGCGTGATGAGGTCGAATCAGGATGACCCGGAATCAAAGAAGTTTGCGGTATGGCTAGATCATAGCGGTAACTATCTCAGGTTCAGAGAAGAATGGGAAGACGTATATGAGAACGGCGTAAGTGAGTTAAACGACAGTAAGGAAAAGCCTAAGAAAGAACCTACTGAGAAGGAAAAGAAAGAAGCTAAGTGTCCTAAATGTTCTATGTATATGCCTGGATATATGGATGTATGCAGTCATTGCGGGCATGTAAGGGAGAGAAGGAATAAGGTTGAATCTGTTCCGGGTGAAATGTCTGAGTTGGCTACTATGTCCCGCGAGAATAAGCAGGAATGGTGGTCACAACTGATGTGGTATACGGAGCATTCTGGGTGGTCGCAGGGCAGAGCAGCTCATACTTATAAGGATAAATTTGGAGTATGGCCTAAGAACCTATCAGATACCCCAAAGCAACCTAGTTTAGAAGTAGAGAAGTTTGTAGACTCGCGAATCAAGGCATATATTAAAAAGATGAAGAGGGCAAGATGACTAAAGAAGCAATAAAACAAGCACTTGAAGTTTTTGGAGGATGTAATTGGCACGATGAAATAGTTGATGGTGACTGGGCAGATAAAGCTCAAAGTGCAATTAAAGCCTTAGAAGAAGCATTAAAGCAAGAGCAAGGTGAGCCTATGGGTAAGTTTGCAAAGTTTACCGATGGCATATGGCGAGAAGTTACAGACGGATCTGCCGGAGTTACTCTCTATACTCATCCTAAAGAATGGGTAGGGTTGACGGGTGAGGAAATTTGGGAGGCTTGTATGGAATCGCCCGTGGAATTAGATTGCAGTGCTGATGAGTTATATGTCATTTCCCGAATAATAGAAGCTAAATTAAAGGAAAAAAATGGATACTAAACAAAATTGGAAGGGTATGGATGGATCTATTGCTTGGCACTTAATTGACCGACAAGCAGAAAACTGGAATCAAGTTGGGAAAATGATGAATGATTGGTTTATAGAGAATATACCAACTAAAGAATGGGTAGGGTTAACTGATGAAGATATAGAAAATTGTTTTGACGAAAGTTGTCATCTTAAGGTTGTTGACCCCAAAGGTGGAATCAAAGGAAGTGTAAATATATTTGAAGTAGGCAGAGCGATAGTACAACTATGCAAGGAGCGCAACACATGACTAAAGAAGTAATAAACAAACGAATTAAAGCACTTGCTATTAAGGCTGGAATTCACACCAACAAATCTAAACTGCTCCATAAGTTTGCCGAGTTGATTGTGAAAGAATGTATTGAGTGCGGTAATAATTTAGCAAATCATTATATCAATAAGCATTTTGAGCAAGAACATACATTTTTATTAGCGGCTATTGCTGATTATTCAAATGAAATTAAAAAACATTTTGGAGTAACACATGACTAAAGAAGTAACACAAGAGCAAGATGATTCAGTTAGCTACATTCAAAAAATGATTGAAGCTCTATATGAAAATAGCGACCCAGTATCTGTTGAAGCGGCTGAATTATTAGAACGTATGAATGCCAAGCAAGATCAGGGTGAGCAGTTAGCAAGACTTGGATGGCAAGAAATTGATTGTCCAATTTGTGGAGGTGGTGCAAGAGCGTTTCCAAAGCAAGAGCAGGGTGAGCCTGTTGCATGGATGAGTGAAGATGAACACACTGTTTACACAAGCAAACAAGTTGATGGTTGTTTTCAACATGACCACATTCCTCTCTACACCAAACCACAAACTAAAGAATGGGTAGGGTTAACTGATGAAGATGATATTGATTGGGAAGAAGGCGGTACTTTAAGAGATTTGGTTAAAGCAATAGAAGCTAAATTAAAGGAACGCAATACATGAACAGAACTGTTTGCCCAAATGGGATGGTTGATACTTGTTGTGAGAACTACGACAACTGCACTCTTGCTTACTATGACAAAGATGCGGAAATCAAACGCCTGAATGAAAAGATTGAGTTTCTTGCGCGAACCAATATGTTGTACAGCGATTGGGAACATCGTGAAACGCAAGTGACTAGCGAGTTAATCCGAAAAGGCATTGAAGAACACAAAATCAATGAAGAATTGAGGGCAGAGATTGAACGCCTTAAAAAATGCACATGGGTAAGTCTGACAGACGAGGATATCTTTGGCATCTTCGGCACATACAGAGGCGATCCTGACTATAACCATGACCAATTATTACTTGATGCAAGACGTATAGAAGCTAAATTAAAGGAGAAAAATCATGTGGTTTCTGGGAAATAAAGACGGTAAACCTTGGTGGTACAAGTATGAGAATGACAATTGGGTACCTATAACTGAAGATGAAAATACTACGAATAAAAAATATTCACAAGACAAATGGGATGAAATATGTGCAAAAGTTTTTAACGAATTTTTTAAGGAAAAGAATACATGAACCATGAATCAGAAAAGCACGAATGTACGGCTTGTTCGTGCGACTATACCGATGACGAAGGCGGAATCCAGGGTTACTTTGGAATGTTGCCAATGTCATTTTGCCCTACTTGTCTAAGCTCTATCTATGACATGATGGAACAACTTAACCCGCGGGAATGGATAGATCTAAACGAGAAGGAAATACTAGACGTATGGGCGGATTACGGTACGTCTAAGCCTGAAACATTTGGCCTGGCATTGCAGAGAAAACTAAAGGAAGTAAATGGATTTGATTGATTTTTGTAGGGTGCACGGGATTATCGTAAATCATATGCCTCCCCTGGGTATATGGAAGAGATATCCAACTACAGATCACCCAAATAAAAAGAATGGAGCGGTAAAGTTCATGGGTAATATGGCATTTATCCAGAACCATGCGATAGATGCAGAAGTGTCTATTTGGAACCCTGAATCAGGAAATATTCAAATAGATGCTAAAAAGGCCAGGCAATTAATCGACAAAGCAGATCAGGAGCGCAGAAGACTGAATCAGGAGGCTAAGGAAAAAGCGGAATCAATCATATCCCAATCCCAAATCGGGACTCATTCTTATTTAAAGGCAAAAGGATTTGATGAGGAGGAGGGTTTAATCTATAACCGTGACTCAAGCCGGCTTTTAGTTATACCAATGAGGGTTAACGATACGATTGTCGGATGTCAATTAATTGATGAGGACGGCGGGAAAAAGTTCCTATTCGGTCAAAGAACCAGTAACGCAGAGTTCATATTTGATAATGGGGGGGTTCATATACTTTGTGAGGGATATGCTACTGGGCTTAGTATCCGTAAAGCTTTAAAAAGTATGAAGCGCCAGTACAGAATACATGTGTGTTTCAGTGCCAGTAACATGAAAAAGATAGCTGAATCATTAAAGCCTGACCCAATCGTGGTGATTGCTGACAATGACGCGAGCGGAACGGGGGAGAAAATAGCCAAGGAAATCGGCTCTAAATACTGGATGAGCGATACAGTAGGCGAAGATGCGAACGATTATTCTAGGCGGGTAGGGGTTCTTAAATTCGGTTTAAGCCTGAATCAGTTATTGAATATGCGCTAAATAATGCAGGGATTGAACGGTTATATTTCCGTTGCTAATAGACTCGGCAAGGAGTAGCTGACGTAGGATATCATGTCCTATTTCCTCTACTGCCTCGCCTTCGCCGGTATAGTTAGAACGAACGAGAACATTTCCGTCCTCGTCCTCAATTAGATCAATCGTAAAAAGGGCTTTAATCATGCGAATAATTGTATGATTTATTTATAAATCTTCCATTAGTTGTCCGGTGTCAATCGCTTTATTTATCAGGGAATCGTTATCCATTTTTTCGTAACCAATAAACCCGTAACGGAGCATAGTCTTAATTGCATCCTCGTAGACCTTTGGGTCATCCTGGGCGCGTTCTTGTAGCCACTCCCATTCGTAGATAATTGAATTTTCAATGATATCTCTTTTAGTTAGCCTCATAATATGTCTCCCAGGTTTATATCTACCCGGTCTGATAGTTCGTCTACCATTGTTACCGGGCGTAGTTCGTGGTCATTGAATGTATATACCTGTTTGGTTATATCGTCCACTTTTAAAAGCTCTTGAATTAGTTCTGCTACTGTCATACTACCTCCACTATTGGCATTTTGATTAAATGGAAAAAACTCTGATTGTTTCTGGTCATCATTCCTGAGTCGGTTTGAATTAAATCGTAGGCGGTAATATAAAAATATTGTCCATCACTATAAAAGTTAATATCAAATTCAAATCCATCGCCCAGGTTAACCGAGTCCCACTCATCATAATCGGTATAGTGTCCGTCCGGGCAATATTCCATCGGGTTTAGGGTGTATCCTTTTTCTAATACTTTTTTAAGTATTGCGCGTTGTAAGTCGTTCATAATTGGTTATACCTTTCGATCAATTCATCATCACTTAATTTTTCTAATCCTGCATACCCATTTCTGAGAAAACTAGATAAAAACGCGGTTTTTTGGTCGTTACTATTCCATTTTTCTAGCGTTCGATCAATCAAAGCCTGAATCATTTCATTGCGCGTAACAGTCGTGTGTTTTTCTATTTCATCAATCTCCATAATTGAATAGTCGTGGAATAATCTCTGCATATCTCCGTGCGCGACTGCATCTTCGCTACTATCAAATATACCTATCGACCTAAATCCGTCCACTGGGTTACCTGTAATTATTGTGTATTTCATTTTTCATCCATTATTTCGTCTACTTGGTTTATAAATTCTTCTCCGTATACAACCTCTCCTTTTGAATTAAAATCCCCGTCATCCCATTTTTTGCGCGCCAGTTCTTCCGCTTCCTCCTGATCTTCTGCCTCTACATTTATGGGGTAAATAATGTGCTCAACTCGAACCATATACACTATAAATTTTTTCATTGTTAATTCCTTTTTTAGTAAGCCTGACTCAGGCGTGAATTTTAGAGACGGCCAATTATTCGCCCGGCGGAGTCTAATCGGTAGATAATCCAGGCCGGATTAGTTCCCCAAATAACTTGATCGACAATAAATCTATGATCGGGTTCGTTTTTCTGAGCCCGGCGAGCGGTGCGGTGCGCGTGTAGTTGATCGTGAAATAGTGTTTTCATTAATTAGCCTCTTCTGTAATATCTGATTTTTCGTCTGTTATTTTGTAATCAATTATTGATTCTCCGGGGTCTAATTGCTCCTCAATAGTGTTATAAACCCAGTCTGCATTGCTTTGGCATCCGTAGGAATCATGTTCTTTTATTTCAATAGTTAATTCAATCTTAATTTTTCTCATTGGTTAGCCTTTAGTTTTTCTAGCGTTTGGGTTAGTAGTCTGTCGATTTCGTTATGGGTGAAGTAATCATCCGCTTCCGGATCGTTTAATAGTTCTTGAATTCTTAAAAGGTTTTCGATAATCTCTTTCATGGTTTAACCCTTGTAATAGTTCCCTTTTTTACCCGGGCGAATACTCGGGCACTTTGGTAGTTAGAGAATGTCCGCGTTTCCATAGAATCGCCGAACAGTCCGCCGTTTGTGTCTTTATAGGTTACGGTGTACATTGTTTAACCCTTTTTAATTGTGAAGCTTTCCGGGGTCAAGGTCTTATCCATAAAATAACCCTTTAAGCAATATTCCGGGGCGGTTTGTTTAATCCAGTACTCGGCGCGTTCTAGGGTGTCACAAATACAGTGCACGGCGAGCGGGTTATTCTTTTCAATTATTTTGTACATTATTTGGCCTCCTTAATTACTTGGTACATATTCCAACCGCAGGTTATTACCTCTTCCCCTGATTTAAGAAGCTCTTCTATCATTGATCGGTCGAATTCGTGCCAACCTTCCCAATATATAGAATCACGGCATACCTCAGACCAACCGCGAAGCTCTGATTTTTTATGATAAGCAATAATTGGATTGTTCATTTTTAGACCTTAATTAAAGTAAGCGCGAGCGATAGCACGGGGAAATTCACGGCGGGCGAGTTGTCTAATACTATCGGCGGTTTTTGAATCTTCGCGCCAGTAGCTCCATAATGCGCGAGCGCATACGCTAGCAACTGCCTTTCTGTACTCAGTAGGGAAGTATTGCCCAACACAATAGGACACTTTAACAATCCCGTCATTTGTTACTGAAATACTTAAACGCCCGGAGAATGCCTCTTTTGATGCCTCGATTATTTCCTCGGCGGTGATTCCTGAGAGTTCGAGCCGGCGAAGTAGTGCGCGGGCATGGTTTAGGTCTTTGGTTATATTCCTGGATTCTGCGCGGTATGTTGCCCGGCCTTCGCTATCGTCCCAACTTCTAATATAGTCGCGGGGTTCTAGCCCTGGTCGTTTGTTGGCGAAGGTGTAAAGCGCGTTAATAATTTGGTTTTTCATGGTTTATGCTCCTTGAGTTGATATGGTTTTGATTACGCGAGAATAACTGTCATAATTACGAATTGCGGAGCGCTCGGAGCGGTAGGATTTAACCTTCCATTGCATGCCTCGGGATTGCATTGCTCGCTCAAATACTGAATAATCACAATCTTCCTCTAAGTAACAATTAAGCGTTTGGCCGTCCTTACTGGGTTTAATGTATGAGTAGTGGCTAATTTGATCGGCGATACCTAGGGCTAGCAGTTCATTAAATGTAACCTTTAGCCAACCGTGCCCGCTATCCTCGTAAAATTTATAAGTCTTCATTTTTAATACTCCTCTTGTTTAATCATGTAATTGTGAGAATTCCATACTACAACCCGGTTACCAGGGTTTTCTAAGATAACTACGCTCAAATCTTCTGTTCCGTCCGGTATCATTGCGCCGGGTGTCTCTCCCTCAAGTTCTACGCCGTGCGAGTTCCCGTACCTTTCCGCGTAATAGTCACAATCTAATGGATCGTTATCATCTAGCAAAAAGTTAGCAAGCAAATCGCCCGAGCGGTCAAAAATTAAACAGTGCATAATTTATCCCTCATTAATATTGATAATTAAGTTATCCGATAATTTGCCAATGTATAAAGTCCCAATATTGGAATAAATGCGGCAATAAACTCTTCTCCACTTTCCAAAGTATTTCACCTTGTACTGGGTAGGGATGCGCGAGCCATAACCCGAGCCGGTAAATTGAAGCCCTAAAAGTTGCCACGGTAAGGGCTCATTTTTTACTGGCGCGGAAATAGTTAAGAAGCTATCCTTTATTCCGTTTTCTCGTTGTGCGTGTGAATTAATGTATGCGATCATAATTAACCCCTAAATAAAAAGGCGGATACGGGAATAGATAAGACCAATATCATGCCAATTGCCACGGATAAATTGTCCAATACTTCTAGTCTGTGGCTTCTCGTTTCGTATGCTTTGCGAAGCTCTACGGGTTCGAGTCCGTGCGAATAGGCGGTGTACTTAATGGCATCTATGTACGTCTGCCCTTCTTCTAGTCGCCGGTTTATTTCTTTATAAGCTCTTTTTGGAATATACATTTTTAATAGTCCTTTAGTGTTGATCTATACCCCGGGAAGGGGTTTCGGCCAATTAGGCCTCATCAGTAGACCTTAGGCGGGAACAGTTGCAGGGTTTAGTTCTTCATCCCAATTAGATAGAACGTTGAGCGCGTCCGCTTCTACGTCATATGCCCAATTGGTCGAGTCCTCATCTTCATCGTCATAAACTGCAACCACTTCATAATAAGTGCCGAAGTCGTGCGAATTAGCCTTTATTGATAAGTATCCTTTTTCTGGCTCGGGATAGTGTTTAAGTATCTGTATCGCAAAAAGTCTACATTCTGCGCGAGCACGGTTCGCATAATTCTCTGAGCCTACCTGAGCGCAATCCTCATCTGTTGGCGTTGAGCCAATATATAAATGATCTTTCATTGGTTTATTTCCTTTTATTTGGTTAAGACCGCCGGAGCGGTTTCGACTATTAAAGTCTCATCAGTTAACCTAAATTAAAAATATCCTAAAGGATGCCCGGTTTCGTCATAAACACGGATTACTACTAATCCCTTAGAGTTATTTACATCTTCTACTTTATATGTCCATCCGTCTAACTCATCCGCATTGTTTTGGTAACAAATAAACTGAGCCTGCTTAGGCGTGAAGTAGCTTTGTGGAGTTTCTGTTGATAGTGTTAGCATTGGTTTTAGTTCCTTTTGGGTTTTAGGCTTATGCCTCATAAGACTACTCGCCGGGAATAGTCTTATAAAGTTACCTATCAAGCTTTATTAACATGCTCTAAGTCATGTACTCCTAGTCCTGCAACAAATCCAATAAAAAACATAATTTCATTCTGTTCGCCTACGATTTCACTATTGCTATTAAATGCAGGTTGAGTTAAGAACTTAACCTTTCCATTTAAACTCTGATATTGATTAACGATTAAATCTAAGTTTTCTACTGTCATTGTGAATCTAGCTTTTAATAACATTTTGTATTTCCTTTGGTTTGGTTTACTTTGTATCGCTTAATCACGATAAAGCATAGCTTATCATACTTTTCTACACTTCTCAACTACTCAAGCAATTATTTTGCTACTATAAACCCTTAGAACCAAAGTATTAATTGGTTAACGCGCGCTTTTATTCATAGCGAAGCGATACAGTTTCTCTGATTGTTCCCATATAATCACGTCTAATACATTAACTCAGACAGTAGGGAAGTATGAATACTAAAACAATTAAACGTCTAAGCCGTAAACAAGTAAAAGAAGGATTAAACCAAATCCCATTAGATCAAATCCTTCACGTTCCCGGCGAACTAACCCAAAAACAAAAAGATTTTGCGAAGGGTGTCGCTCTCGGTTTAACCGGTGCAGATGCTTACCGAAACGCATATAACGCAACCGGAACACCTAAAACAATTGGAGATAATGCAAGTAAGCTTAAAGCTGATACACGAATCAGGGCGGAAATAGAAGCCTACTCGCTGGCGATAGAAGCGGAAAAACATCGTACACCTGCACAATTAAGGGCTCTCGTTATCCAATCATTAGTTCAAGTTGTCATAGATCCAGAAGCTTCACACAGTGCAAAGATCAACGCAAGCAAAGTTCTAGGCACAGTAACTGAAGTCTCGGCATTCACCGAACGCAAGGAAGTAACGCATATTACGAACAGCGCAGATGCTAGATCAAAAATTATGCAGGAGCTTAAAGATATGATAAAGAGCCAAGCAATAGACGTTGACGTTAAGGAAGTTGACCTACTGCTCGATGAATTATCCGGGACGACCAAGACACCCCCCACACCCCCTTTTGGCGTTCAGGAGTCCCTATCCGACCTACATACTATTCCAGACACCCTATCGTCATCAGAAAGTTTGACCCCACCCCCTATAAAAAATTCTGACGACAAATCGGAGTGATTTTATGGAAAACACCCCCTTATCGAAACGTAAAGTATTACATGGGGGGTATATTTTTAGAACTTTTAGGGGGGACAATTATAACGGTAATAATGGTCCCACCATAAAGTATTAATATGAAGATAAAACGAGAAGATTTGAAAACGAAGTTATTAATAAATCGCGAAATGGCGGTTAGAAAGAGGACAACTTTTGAAAAATGTTTGGAGGAAGATATGACGCCGGCGCAAAGGGAAGTGTTTATAGTTGTGGATGAGTGGTGGAAGAGGTTTGGATATAGTCCGTCTATAAGGGATATATGTGAGCAAAGGGGGGTAAAAAGTATAGGGAGTACGAGCCATATGGTTGATCGGCTTGTGGAGTTGGGTGTTTTAAAGAAAGTGAAAGGGAAGAGAAGTATTCGGCCTGTATATATAAATTTTAGGAATATTGAGTAATGTGGTTTATATTGATTGTTTTGTTTATAGCTATAAGTGAGATTCTTTTTTGAGTGATATAGCTGAATTGATTGCAAAACTGCCGATAAACGAGCAGGAGAAGTTATTTCATGATTTCCAGGTCTATAAGGACGCGATGGACCGGGAGAAGGCGCAGGAAAATTTCATACATTATGTAAAGATGATGTGGCCGGGGTTTATTCCGGGAAGGCATCATGCTTTAGTGGCTAGAAAATTTGAAGAGATAGCTAGTGGGAAGATAAAGCGGTTGATTATTAATATGGCGCCGCGTCATACGAAGTCGGAATTTGCGTCTTTTTTGCTGCCGAGCTGGTTTTTGGGTAGATATCCTGGGAAAAAGATTATTCAGACGTCTAATACGGCGGATTTAGCGGTTGGATTTGGTAGAAAAGTGAGGAATTTGGTAGGTTCTGAGGCTTATGCGAAGGTATTTCCTGGCGTTGCGCTAAGACAAGATAGTAAAGCGGCGGGTAGATGGGCTACTAACCATGACGGGGAGTACTTTGCTATTGGTGTTGGGGGTACTGTAACGGGTAAGGGCGCGGATTTGCTTATTATTGATGATCCGCATAGTGAGCAAGAAGCTGCTATGGCTGCTGGAAATCCGGAGGTTTATCAGAAAGTGTATGAGTGGTATACGTCTGGACCGAGACAGCGTTTACAGCCGGGCGGGTCGATTGTTATAGTGATGACCAGGTGGGGTGAGGCGGATTTAACGGGTCGAGTACTTAAAGATTCGTTAATGAGGGAAAAGGGAGAGCAGTGGGAGCTGATAGAGTTGCCCGCTATTATGCCTACTGGTAAGCCGCTTTGGCCTGAGTTCTGGAGTATCGAAGAATTAGAGGCTTTAAAAGAGGAGTTACCGCCGGCTAAATGGAATGCGCAGTATCAACAAAGTCCGACTGGTGAGGAAGGCGCTTTAGTTAAGAGGGAGTGGTGGAAAAGATGGAGCGATGATAGGCCGCCGAGATGTGAGTTTATATTACAGAGCTGGGATACGGCGTTTACTAAGAGTGAGAGAAGTGACTTCTCGGCTTGTACGACTTGGGGGATATTTTATAAGGATGAGAATATAGAAGATCCTCATATTATTTTATTGGATGCTTTTCAGCAGAGGATGGAGTTCCCTGAGTTAAAAGAAAAAGCATTAGCTATGTATAAAGAGTACAGCCCGGACTGTTGTTTGATCGAGGCTAAGGCGGCGGGTAGTCCATTGATATTTGAATTGCGTAGAATGGGGGTTCCGGTAGAAGATTTTACGCCGAGCCGTGGTAATGATAAATTTGTTCGTATGAATAGCGTGACTGATCTCTTTAGGTCTGGTAAAGTATGGGCTCCAGAGACTCGGTGGGCGGATGAAGTTATTGAGCAGATGGCTTCATTTCCAAATGCTGCGCACGATGACTTGGTTGACTCCAGCACCCAGGCATTGATTCGTTTTAGAAAAGGTGGGTTTATTAGTTTAGACTCTGACGAAAAAGATGAGTATCGTCCGAGACGCAGGGCCAATTATTATTAAGGGAAATTATGAAACGCAGATTTTTTTTAGGCGCAACAGCTTTAGGTGGTACAGCATTGGCTGCTACAGATATTAAAAAATTTAATATCTTAGAGCATGACGATAAATACAATCCAAACTGGATTCCCTCTACTGCGCTTGAGCTTGATAAAAAATTATCTGAAATGTTTTATTGTGTGGATGGTGAGCCCAGGTCATTTATGGAATTAAAGCGCGAAGATGCTGAAAAATTCATGACCCCCAATGCGTTTAATCATATAAACAAAATTGGCGATCATGATATATATAGATTTACTTATACAACTTTTGCTTATGCTGTAGAAAACGATGACGTTGTTAAAGCTGAAGCTCAGTTAGCCGAGCGTTTTTATAATGAATTTTATGAATTGCAAAATGCCACTAATGATAAAAAAATGTTGTTATGGAGGACAAGGCCTCAATTTTCATCAGAAAGACTCATAGAGTGGGGCGATACATATCTAACTAGAGAAGAATCAGAAGACAAGAAAAATGATTATTTTGATATTCCAGATAATGTAGCTTATGATTTTTATACCGCCGAATATAAATATATAAATAGAAAATATACATTAAATAAAATCAGAATGAGATTAAATATGCCGGAGGTAGACTTTGACTCCAATATTTCTTTAACGGCAAAAAAAGAAGGCCACGCTCCAATTATTATTAAGGTTTAATATGTCAATAGATAAGTCATTAGCACAAGCACCCCAAGGTATTGAAGCTTTAGCGGAGCAGATGCCAGAGATAGAAATAGAAATTCAATTGCCAGGAGAAGAAGATGAGGATCAGCCAGATCCAGGTCCACCAGGCGGATTTTATGAAAACTTAGCAGATCTAATTGATGAATCAGAATTAAAAATTATTGCTGATGAACTAATAGAAGATATTAGTAATGACATAGATGCCAGGAAAGATTGGCTGCAAACTTATGTAGACGGCCTAGAATTATTGGGCTTAAAGATTGAAGAAAGATCAGAGCCCTGGGAAGGCGCATGTGGTGTATATCACCCATTATTAGCTGAAGCTTTGGTTAAGTTCCAAGCCGAAACAATGATGAGTATTTTTCCTGCGACTGGTCCTGTTAAGACTCACGTTATAGGAAAAGAAACGCCAGAGAAAAAAGACTCTGCCGAGCGCGTTCAAGATGACATGAATCTTGAGTTGACGGAAAAGATGCCTGAGTATCGCCCTGAGACAGAAAGAATGTTGTGGGGCTTGGGTCTAGCTGGAAATGCTTTTAAGAAAGTATACGAAGATCCAACACTTGGAAGACAAGTATCTTTATATGTACCTGCTGAAGATGTAGTTGTACCTTACGGCGCATCTAGCTTAGAAAATGCAGAGCGTGTTACACATGTAATGCGCAAGACAGAAAATGAAATTAGAAAACTCCAAGATGCTGGGGTATATCGAGATATAGATATAGGCGATCCAGTCAATGTATTGGATGAAGTAGAAAAGAAAATCGCAGAAAAGCTTGGCTTTAGAGCTACGTCTGATGATAGATATAAGATCTTTGAAGTCAGTGTAAATCTTAATTTAAAAGGATTTGAGCATACTGATGAACACGGAAACCATACAGAAATTGGTTTGCCTTATATAGTTACTATTGAGAAAGGTACTCAGAATGTATTGGCTATTCGCCGTAACTGGAAAGAAAACGATAGCTTATATTTAAAGCGCCAGCACTTTGTACATTATGGATATATTCCTGGATTTGGTTTCTATTGTTTTGGTTTGATCCATTTAATTGGAGCATATGCAAAATCAGGAACTTCTATTATTCGCCAATTGGTTGATGCTGGATCACTGTCTAATTTACAAGGCGGATTTAAGACCAGAGGTTTACGCGTTAAGGGTGACGATACACCAATTGCACCGGGCGAGTTCAGAGATGTGGACGTACCTAGTGGATCTATTAAAGACAACATCGTACCGTTGCCATATAAAGAGCCAAGCCAAACTCTTCTGGCGTTGCTCAATCAGATCGTTGAAGAAGGACGTAGATTTGCTAATACAGCAGATCTTCAGGTCAGCGATATGTCTGCGGCAGCCCCAGTTGGTACAACATTAGCTATATTAGAGCGCACACTTAAGGTAATGTCTGCGGTTCAAGCTCGTATTCACTACTCTTTAAAGCAAGAATTGAGGCTTTTAAAGGAAATTATTGCTGCAAATGCGCCTGAAGATTACGATTATGAGCCCGAAGTCGGCGGAAAAAGGGCTAAAAAGTCTGATTATGAGAGCGTAGATGTGATCCCAGTGAGTGATCCAAATGCCTCAACAATGGCTCAAAAGATCGTTCAATACCAGGCGGTTATGCAATTAGCGCAGCAACAGCCTCAATTATTCAATATGCCGTTCTTATATAGGCAAATGTTAGAAGTTTTGAGCATTAAAAATGCGGCAAAGCTGATACCTTTACCTGAAGATATGCGCCCAATGGATCCAATCACAGAGAACCAAAACGTTCTTATGATGAAGCCGGTCAAAGCGTTTGCATATCAGGATCATACATCTCACATTACTGTTCATATGGCGGCTATGCAAGATCCAAAGATCATGCAGTTGCTACAGAATAACCCAATGGCTCAGCAATTAGAGGCCGCTATGATGGCTCACGTTAATGAGCACTTAGGATTCCAGTACAGAATAGAGATTGAGAAACAACTTGGTATGACATTGCCGCCGCAGACAGATGCGTCCGGTGAAGATATACCAATTGACCCACAAGTTGAGGCAAGACTTGCGCCGATACTTGCACAAGCAGCTACTAGGTTGCTTCAGTCTAACCAAGCTCAAGTTGCACAGCAGCAAGCGCAGCAACAACAGCAAGATCCATTGGTTCAAATGCAACAGCAAGAGATTGCTATTAAGCAAGCCGAGCAACAACGCAAGGCTCAAAAAGATCAAGCTGATATTGCTTTAAAACAGTCTCAGCAAGAGATTGAAAAGGCAAGAATTGCGGCGCAAACAGCTACGCAAATGAAGCAGATAGATGTGAACGCACTTAAAGCTACTGCTGAAATGAAGATGGAGAAACAACTCCGATCAGCAGATATCAGAAAAGATGCTGTTAAAACATTGGCTCAACATGAGCATGAAAAAGATCAAAGCCGCGAAGGCTTGATAGCCCAGACTTTACACAAAAGAATGGAGCACGATTCAAAGATACAACAAGCTCAAATGAATCAACAAACACCACAACAGGGAGGTGAATAATGGACCAGAATTTAGACTTTCTTTTAAGGGAGTACAAAGACCGTATTGACATGCTTGAACAAGCATTGGCCAGGGGTAATGCGACTTCTTATGAAGAATATAAATACATATGCGGCCAGTTGCGAGGTCTTGAAGCTGCATGTGGAATCATCATAGACCTTAAACAAAAAGTGGAGCATTTGGACGATGAGTGACATAAACCTAAATTTGGCAGTTGATCTTGATGCCATTCTTCATAAAAACGCAGAAGAAAAGGCAACACAGCTACCAAAGCCCTCTGGATATCGCATACTCTGCGCCATACCAGAAGTGGAAAAGGAGTTTGAAAGTGGTATAGCTAAGGCAGACACTACAGTTCATTACGAAGAGTTACTGACAACAGTACTATTTGTAGTTTCTTTAGGGCCTGACTGTTACCAAGACAAAGCTAGATTCCCATCTGGCCCGTGGTGTAAAGAGGGTGACTTTATACTTGTGCGCCCCAACGCAGGTAGCAGATTAGTTATTCATGGTAGAGAGATGAGGATGATCAACGACGACTCTGTTGAGGGTGTAGTTGAAGATCCAAGAGGAATTAGACGTAAATAAAGGAGCCGGACATGGCAACATTTGAATCAGCAAGCGGGTTCCCAGAACCAGAAGATTTGGTTGAAAAAGAACCAGAAGATCAGTTAGAAATTGAGATTGAAGACGATACGCCAGAGGAAGATAGGAATAGAAAACCTGCCGATCCTGAGCGCGTTAAACAGCTTCAAGTCGAAGTTGATGACTTAGACAAATACAGCAAAGACGCTAAAGATAAGCTAATCCAGATGAAGAGAGTTTGGAATGACGAGCGTAGACGCGCAGAATCAGCAGAACGCGAACGTCAAGCAGCTATAGATGCAGCGCAGAAATTACACGAAGAGAATAAGCGCATCAAACAACTCTTAAATTCAGGAGAAAAAGAGTATGTTGCGGCGGTAAAAAGCTCTTCTGAAATGCAGCTTGAAATGGCCAAGAAAGCCTATAGAGACGCATACGATTCAGGCGAATCTGATAAGTTAGTTGAGGCTCAGCAAGCATTAACTAAAGCAACAATGCAACTTGAAAAGGCAAATAGTTTTAAACTACCCCCTTTACAAGAAGAAGAATTTAAGGTACAAACGCAACAACAGTACCAACAACCTGCTAAACCAGATGAAAAAGTCATGGAATGGCAGAGCAGAAATCCCTGGTTCGGACAAGACGAAGAGATGACTGCATCAGCTCTTGGGCTCCACGAAAAGCTCAGGAAGAGTGGTATAGTTGTTGGATCTGACAGATATTACGCAGAGTTGGACAAGACTATGCGAAAAAGATTCCCAGAGAATTTTGAGGAATCGCAAGAAAGCCAGGCTCCATCTAGGGAAGACGCTCCCCGAAAGCCGGCCACGGTAGTAGCTCCCGCAAGTAGATCGACTGCATCGAAAAAGGTTAGGCTAACCATATCTCAAGTCGCTATAGCGAAGAGGCTTGGGTTATCTAATGAGCAATATGTCCGTGAACTTATGAAAATGGAGGCCTAACAAATGGCTAATGCAAAACAACTTGACCGTGAAACGACAACTCGTGCGCTCTCTGAGCGTCCTAAACAGTGGATGCCCCCTGAGTTACTTCCTGAGCCAGACAAACAGCCGGGGTACGGTTATAAATGGATTCGGGTTTCTATGCTAAATCAAGCAGATCCCAGGAATATCAGTACGAGATTCCGTGAGGGATATGAGCCGGTGGGCATAGAAGAGCAGCCTAAATTCACACTGTTAGTCGATCCCGAAAGTCGATTCAAAGACAACATCGAGATTGGCGGATTGTTACTATGCAAGCGTCCAATTGAGTTTGATTCACAGCAGATGAAATATTATGCTGAGCAAACGCAAGCAAACGCAGATGCAGTAGATAACAATTTAATGCGTCAAAGTGACAGTCGTATGCCTATTTTTAAAGAAAGTAGATCATCGACTAGCTTTGGCAAAGGTCAGTAAACTTTTTTTGGAGATTTAAATGGCATATCCTACAGTATCGGCCCCTTACGGCCTGAAGCCTGTAAATCTTATTGGTGGACAAGTTTTTTCTGGATCAACTCGTCAGTTGCCTATCCAGTACGGCTACGCTACCAGTATTTTTTACGGCGATTTTGTTAACCTTACCCAAGGCTTTGTAAACCGTCAATCAGTTTCTACTGGTGGTGGCGCATCAGGCATGGTTGGTATTTTCCTTGGCTGTAACTATACAGACCCAGTAACTAAGCAAAAGCGTTTCAGCCAATATTGGCCAGCAAGCACTTTAGCTGGTGACGCACAAGCAGTTGTTTGCGATGATCCTGACACAGTTTTCAAAGCTGTTGTTTGCTCATCTGGAACTACTGTTGCATCAGCAAGCATCCCCATGATTGGCCAAAACTACCAGATGATTAACAACACTGGTAACGTCAATACTGGTGATTCTGCTAACGCATTGCTTTACTCTGCAACTTTGACAACAAGCACATTCCCAATCCGTGTTGTTGATATTGTTCGCGATACAGCTCAGTCTTATTCTGCTGTTGGTAGCTCAAGCACAACTACTATCACTATGACAACCGGACCTAACGGTAACGTGTTGCAAGGTGCTGACGTAGCTTACTTAGCAACTAATGGACAGTTAATTGAAACTGGATCTTTTGTTACCGCAGCTATTTCAGCCGGCGCAACATCTGGAACTTTAAACGTAGCTCCAGCAGTACCGGGTGGCGTAACAGCTATTCCTTCCGCATCAACCATTGTGTTTACAAACTATCCTGAAGTTCTTGTTAAATTGAATTTCGGTATACATGAGTATTACACTGCAACCGCTGTTTAAGGAGTAACATAAAATGGCAATTTCACGCGCACAACTGCTCAAAGAGCTGCTCCCTGGACTGAACGCATTGTTTGGATTAGAGTACGCACGCTACGGCGAAGAACACAAAGAAATCTATGAAACAGAGACTTCTGAGCGTTCATTCGAAGAAGAAACAAAACTGTCAGGTTTCTCTGCAGCACCTGTTAAGGCCGAGGGCAACGCCATCGCTTATGACAATGCTCAAGAAGCATGGACAGCCCGCTATAACCACGAGACAATCGCTCTTGGCTTCTCCTTAACAGAAGAGGCTATTGAGGATAACTTGTATGACTCATTGTCTGCGCGTTATACAAAAGGTCTAGCTCGTGCTATGGCTTACACCAAGCAAGTTAAAGCAGCCGCTGTTCTAAACAACGCATTCAACGCTGCTTATGCTGGTGGTGATGGCGTTTCTTTACTTAACACAGCACACCCACTCGTTAACGGTGGTACTAACGCTAACACTCCTTCTACTCCTGCTGACTTGAACGAAACAGCCCTTGAAAATGCTGTTATTCAGATCGCTGCATGGACAGATGAGCGTGGCCTCTTGATCGCTGCTAAACCTAAGAAATTGGTTGTTCCTCCAGCACTCCAGTTCGTTGCAACACGTTTGCTCGATACTGAACTCCGTGTTGGTACAAACAACAACGACATCAACGCAATCAAGAACAACGGTTCTGTTCCAGAAGGTTATACAATTAACCACTTCTTGACAGCTACCAATGCTTGGTTCTTGACAACTGACGTACCTAACGGTCTCAAGCACTTCGTTCGTACACCATTGCAAAATTCTATGGACGGGGACTTCGATACCGGTAACGTTCGTTACAAGTCTCGTGAGCGTTACAGCTTTGGCTGGTCTGATCCATTAGGAATCTACGGTTCCTACTAAAAATAAATGGGGGCTTCGGCTCCCATTTTTATTGACTTTTGTATTTTTTAGTGTATATTTCAGTTATCTGGGAATTTCACCTTGTTGCCACTGGCCCAGCAGACGATGCAACGATTAACAAGGTAACTTTTGCATAAGGACATTTGTCATGGCACGTTCCACATTTTCCGGCCCAATTGTTTCTGGGCAAAACCGTTTTGGACCTATTAGAGATGTAGGTTATACAGATTTAGTTCAAACGGCTCTATTAGATTTTTCTGTAACAACACCTAATACTGCTAACTACGGTGGCGGCTCTGGTATTTTTGTTGCGTCTAACAACATTCCAAATAGTATTGCTACTATTTATACCCCACAAGCTGGCGTATTTAGTAATAGCGGACCTACTAAAGCTTCTGCTCCAACTGCTGACGCTACGGGTACTATTTATCGCGGCGTAGT